TGCGGAAGTTTTCTGCTTTCTTGATGTTTGCTACGGCATAGTCAATAACTTCTTTCTGCCATACCTTACGAGCCTTTTCATACTTAGCCTCGTTTGCTTCTTGTGAAGCGTAGTCTGTTTCTAGTTTCGCTAGTGATGTTTCTAATGCTTTGATTACTCTTGCAGTAGGGATTTTAACTGAGATTGCTTTTCCTCTTGCCATCTTTTATTTTCTCTTTTCTTTTTGTAGTGGATTTTGTTGGGGGGTTGTGTTGAGCAGTTTTACATCTTGCTCAGGATAGAAAGGCTTATGCCTTCCAAGTAGTCCAGCGTGTGTTACCATTTACATCTAACTTTACACGAACTGTGTTTTTGTTAGTTGGTGCAATTTCAAGAATTGTACCTGTAACCTTTGACTTCTGTGTTGTGTAGAGGTCGCCTACCTTGTATGTTGATACTGATACTGTCATTTGTTTCTCCTTTGTTGTTGTTGTATGTATTAAGTGTAACATTTCCTACTGACATTTTTCAAGTCCTGCCGTGGTATTTCTCACTATTTGAGACGCTCAGGGGTGTGATTTATGTCACTTTTTATGCCCTAGCCCTGCAAATAGCAAGGTTAAGACTAATAAGGTTATTATGAATAACTCCATTTATCCTCATTTCTTAGTTGCCGAGAATACTATGTCCGCTTTCGAGTATACACACAATGAGCAAGAAACGCAAGCCGAGCCCTTTGTGCTAATTAGTGGGATAGACTTTAGATTTTCAGGACACTTAGCCCCAGGTCTGTTAGTCAATGCTTTTAAGTCTGCTTGTCCTATTAGAAAGTTTTTAGCAAGGTATGCAAGTCTTATGCCATGATCTTTTTTAAGTTCAATACCTGTATTTTTATTCTCGCTATCTGTTGAATAGTATAAAGATAGATTATCTATACCCTGCAACATTAGGGCGGCAGATTTTACACGGGTATAAACCCAGAATTGAATACCTGTATTATTAAGGATGACATTCTTCCATGCCTGTGTATAAGTATCATTAAAGAAATCTCCGTCCCAATGAATACGAAATAGCATAGGGGCATTGCGCTTATTGCAATCAGCAATAAACTCATCTATCATCTGAGTTAATAACACCTGCATGGTGTCAAGGTCTGCGTCTTTCAATAACTCCCAATTATGTAATAGGTTTTTCTTTACTGTTGGGAATACTTTTTCAAGTTTGCCTGCATAGCAAACACTCTCACAGACAGACGTTGCGCCAGGACATGAATAAGCCTTTCCTGCAGGTAATCCGAATGTGTTGGCGATACTTGCTTGTTTTCCATTTGGTGTGACGGCATTTGCTACTTTCCTATCTTTGCTTCTGAGTAATTTAGTAATGGTGGCTACTCGCTTTCTTTCTTTAATTCTAACATAAGGGACTGACATTTTTTTCTATTGTACTTTTTTTTGTTGACAATTGGGGAGGCCGCATTAGAACGCCTTAATTCCATTAAGCGTCTTAATTCTTCTGCAGTTTTCTTCATCTAATAATTTTAGCAGAAATTGGGAAAAATAGCAAATCTTCTTAATTGTGGTGTAGATCACAGGGCCCGGCCCATTTTTATTGAACTGGAACGTACCAATCAATTGCATCATCAAATGCAAACTGAATAATTTCTTTTTCACCAAAATCATTTACAATTTGCACATCATAGTTATCTCCTGTTGAATCACTTTCAATAAATAGCACTTCAACAATTTCATCATTGTAACTAATTAGATCACCAATTTCTAGTGAGTCTGGAGTTAGTGTATCGGCTTTAATTAATTCCATGTCAATCATTGTAGCAGTCATTTATTCTAGCCCCAATCCTAATTCAAATCCTTCATCTTCATTATAGTATTCAATGTTTTCAGGTAGCCATGCGTGTAAGTGGTGTTGCTCAATGATAGCCCATACAGGTGCAGCGGTATTGCCCTTGTATAAAATACCTTCAGGCATCTCAATAGTTTCATCCCACAAATCCTCATTAGCAAAATCAAGAGCCTGTATGCATACTAGAACCATGCTAAGAGGTACTGGAGGATAGTGATTACCTGTTAAGTGATAGCCAATAGCCTGTTCAAGGCTTATGTCAATGTTTTCTGCTAAGTCTGTTGCGAAATTGCTTCCCATTATTTATACCCCTACGCTTTCGTTGTTGTTAGTTAATTGATTTATGTCTGCGACATAGACATTATCTTTATTTATTCCATACTTTAATTGGAATTGAAAGACATCAATGGCCTCATCATAGGACTCAGCCTCGACATTTATGAAAGTGTTAAACTCAAATATTTCCATTATTTACTTACGACCTTTCGTCCTTCACGATAGAAAGTGCGGGTGTGCATCTTTCCACTAGGTTCAGATAAATTAACTGTTGCGTATTCATCTGCAAATCCCCAATCAATGTGTTTATTAAACTCATCAACGGCACTTAGTGCATCTGCATAGCGACCCGTCCAATGAACGGGCTTGCTATCATAGGATACTGTTACTGCGTATAGGTATTCGTTATTCATTATGCATTCTCCTTATAAAATTCGTTCATGATACTTTCAGAATACCATTCACAGTATTCATTTTCAAGTGACACGCCTTTAGCGCACTCACAAAATTCTGTGTCGTATTCTCCTGAGTTATTACCCCAAAAGAGTACGCCTTCATCATGGCAATCAACACAATCAACCAAAAAGTCTAGTAAGTTTCCCATTTATTTATTCTCCTATCTTTACTGCGACTATCGCATAAAAATCTTTACCCCATGATTTTATGCTATCTCCGTGTTGAGGTCTAACACGAACACGATAGGCTTGGTATTCATTTCCATACCATGCATCATGACTTTCTGCATCTTGAATAATTCCTTCAATCTTACGATTACGGGAACGATAGTATTTTCCTACTAGTAGGTTATCTATTGTATAGGTTAGTGCTGACATTTAGTGCCTGCCTTTCTTTGTTAATTAACTTATTACTCTGTAATCCTATCATTTATGGCTGACATTTATCAACCTACTAGCAAGTAATTCCAAATAATGAGACGCTCAATCCATGTGATTAATCTCACACTCTTAAAGCCTGTGGATAACTTGTGGACGACACGCCCGACCGCGCCGGGTTTTTTATTTGAAAAGATCAAGCAGTTTTAAAACTTGCTTAGGTTTTTTATTTAAACTAACTCTGCTTCTAAATCTTTTGTACAAGCACTCCAAAATCTATCTTCATCAAATCTTGGATTGTCTGCACTAAACCATTCACTAAATTCAAAAACTAAATCTTGAAAAGTAATTGAGTCAATTAGGTTTGAAAACTTATTTAGAATTTCTGCAGTTTCTACATAGTCTTTGCGTGTCATCATTATTCGGCCACCTTTAGAATTGCATAAGACCCGCCTGCATTTATTTCATCTAGTGCAGGCTGAATGCGTGGTGCAAGTAATTCTTTTAGCATTGACTCAAGCATGATTACACGCATTGACTCCTCTAGTGCAATAAGTTGTGCACCTACTGGATGAGTTTCGTCTACCTCTGTGATGAAGTGAAGTGAGTGTGGGATTTTTACCATTATTTTTATTTCCTATTCTTTAGTTTGAGTTTATTAGTGTGTTAGTACCACGAAGCGTACCACGAATACCAAGAGTATCGCAAGCGACTTTAACAGATACGCCAACAGGCAATTGTGTTGGGTAAGTGTTGATGAATTGAGCAACCTGACCTTTAGAGGATAGGTTGATTTTTTTTGTAGAACCTGAAAAGGTTTCTAGTGTTACAGTGTAAGTCATTTATTGACTTCCTTTCTTTAAGTGATAGGACTATCCTATCATGGGGGGCTGACAAATCTTGGCATTTATTCGCTAGGCTCACTGTGATACTCGTCACATTTATTTGCTAGGCTCACTGCCTGATTTATCTTTATTTAATTGTTATACTGCAAGTATAGCAAAAAAATCTCACAAAAGCAAATCGACACGCCGTAAATCGGGAAAGTTTTTGTGTGTTTCTTATCACATTCGACACGCCCGACAGCGCCGGGCCCCAAATTTTCGGGGGATCAATTATTTACAAAGAATAAAGAAAGCCAAATACAATCATAGCAATTAAAATAACTAACAATTAATTTTCCTCAATTTCATCTAGTAATTCCCAAAGTATTGGTTCTAATTCTTTAGCAACCAAATCTAATTTAGTTTGCAAGTCTTTCATTCGCTAACCTCTTTCTCTAATAGTATTCCAAGAATTAATTCTAACTGTGGTGTAGTTAGTAATGCTTGGGCACAACCCCATGACCATGCTAAGTCCATGTCTCCATAGTGCTTTTTAGAAAGAGTATTTATCTGTTGAGCAATCTCAAAATTAGTTTTCATTACTTTACCAACCCTTCAAACCACTGAGAGTATCCACCATTGAAGTAGACTTCATCTCCGTTGCAATTAACAAGTGTAGCAGTGATTGACTCTAAATCATCATTGACATAGTGAACCTCTTTTACAAGATAGTTTGTATCGTTGGAGATAAATAGTTTTCCAACATTGGTTTTATTTATTAGTGATAGTGACATTTAGTTTTCTACTTTCTTTAATTCATGTTGATTATTAAGGGGGCGATTGTTATTGGAGAACATGGCTTCAATAACCGCTTTATCTTTTATTGATTGAGCAATTCTTTTTTCTTGTTGCTCTTTAAGAATTCTATCAAAGGTACTCATTAGTCAAAGTATCCAAATTCTCCTATGCAAGAACCACAGATACCTGAGAATTCTTGCTCATGCTTTTCGCAATAAGCGACTTTCTTATTTTCTTTAGTGTTAGTCATTTTTGACCTAACCTTTCTTTATCAAGAACCTTTCTTGATTTTCTTTATACTGTAAGTCTAACATAGACCACTGACAAATTAGGGACATTCTCGGGCGTGTCGGAAAAGTATTTTTGTGATAACCATCACACTACTTATACACAGGTTATCCACAGGACCCGGCATTTTTTTTATGCAGGGTACTGAATAATTATTTATACAAATGATCCCATGCCTTGCGACACATTAAAATGCTTTCGCAATTATTGCAACAAATAACACCATGAGGGTTTAGGTCATAGTCATACATGTCGATTGTGGTAGATACCGCACCACATACGGATTTAATTGGTACATAGGTACTCATTTAGTATTCTCACTTTCTTTAGTAGCATTAGAGATAATTGTGAAAGCCTCAATGCGTTGCATTGCTCTTTTATTCTCTACGAATTTTTTATAGTCTGTTAAGTCCATTATTTACTCACATACCAATCTGTCCATTCAGGCAGACGCTCAGGGTCTCCGTCATAGTAGTAACGCTCAATGTTATTTTCACACATCTCACAGAAAGTGAATTGTGTATCTGCTACATCAGAGATAGCAGTTTTATTAGGGGTATGCTCTTTGCATACTGTGTTAGTTATTAGTGTTATCATTTTTGACAACCTTTCTTTTTTTATTAGTTATTATTATTTATTAAGTTTTTTTGTTTCTCTAATTGCTTAGAGAGAACGACCACATGCAGAGTGGAAACAATTTCCGTCTGACTTACAGTTTTCGTGTATAGTGGCAGGTGCTAATACAACCTGACCACATTGGCAGAGGTTCATTAAACCTCTAGGGTAGTCGCTAAGTGTAGCGACTCTTGCAAAGATTGAGTTTGTCATTTCTGACTCCTTTCTTGTTAAAGACCTTCTTTAACTTTCTTTATACTAGTAAGTATAACAGGGGGGTCTGACAAATTGAGGGGTACAAATCGGACATTAGAGACATTGTGATGTAGAACACATGTGACGTACATCATGTGGATAAACCTGTGGATAACCCCGGTAAAATGTGATGCACATCACATCCAAGACACGGCGTGTCGTCTTGACTTTTGGGGGTATCTATGTTATACTTGCAGTATTAGATAGTTAAAGTATAACTACTAAAAAAGAAAGGTTCATCAAATGAACACTGTTAAACTAAATGAAGTACTCGCTCAGACACCTGAGCAGACCCTAGCAGACTATGCTAGATTAGACGCACTTATCGCTAAGGGTACCTACTCAGATAAGTGACCTAAGTCACACAACGCCTACGGCGTGTCGCCTTGACTTTTGGCGAGGTATCTGATAGGATACTCCTATAACAATTAAATAGTAACACAAATCCTAGTGAGCCCTACTAAGTAGGCAAATAACCTAGGTCAGCAAAAAGGTTAGCAAATCGCTAACTAGATTAAAAGAAAGGTGTTCATCAAATGGATACACTAAACAGAATAAAGGCAGAGCAAGACCTTGCTCGCCATGAAGCACATGAGAAGGCTATGCTAAAGTCTCCTTGGATACGTGAAAGCGTAGAAGCCTATCGCTCAGCAGATGAGGCACAAATCGCTACTGTGGAAGCAATCCGCAAGCAATGGTATGGTTTCTAACATGACTATACTACTCATTATCTCTCTAGTATCTTTTATCTTTATCCCTATTGGAATCTATCTAACAAACGAAGGACACATCTAAAAATGACAATCACATACTCAATCTGGCAAGGCTCTAAACTCATCTCTATTGACAACATTGCACATGAGGTTAAGGCAATAGACCACCTCATCAACTCACTAAACGATAGTGAATTAGGCAAGGGTAAAAAGTTTACCGCAAATGTTATGGACATTAAGGTAGGTAACTAACTCATGACTATTGAATTAGACAACTATGGATTTATGTTTGACCTAGGAGATTTTATTTATGTATCTCTATCGTGGGCTATGCTAATTACTAGCGCAGTTATTTTTGCAGGGTATAAGATTTACAAAAGAAAGAAGGCTAACTAAATGCTATCAGCAATGTATGCACACACATGTGAATCATGTGGAGATACGGGTCTAATTATTTTTGACCAAGATAAAACACACATAGACCCTTGCAAATGTGAATAGGATCTAGGGTAGGGGGTACGCCCCCTCCCAATGGTGTGCTCACTAATTATTAACAATTCTTTTTTGAAAATCACGCATCATACAAACCAAACAAATATTCAGATTTTGCCAAAATGAAAATTTTTACAGATTTTCAGATTTGCCAGGGTATATAACTCTGGATCACCATTTATCCACAGGACATTTAGCATTCTTAAGGGTAGTCTTTAAAGTCATAAAACATCCACACTTTCTACATGTTTGAGACAGTTTTCTAAAAAATGGACATCCTCTACAAATTTCAAGGCGGTATGCAACCAATTCTTCCTGGGACCTTGGTGAATTAGGATTTAATAAATCCCATGGCTTAACATCATCCTGATCTGACATATATCCAGTATATCCTATATCACCATATATCTAATATATAACTTTTTGTTATAATCCAGGATATTAGGCATACTAGAGAAAACTAACCTTTATTAGACATAGGGGATACTTGTATCCTTATATTGTCTATAGGGGGTTTGGGTAACTCTATTTTCGGCGGCGCTTAAATACCGTCGAATTTTAATGTTATAATTTGCATATGACCGCATACTTTAAAGATAGTCTTAGCCATACTGATCCACAGCGATTGAGCCCGAACGGAACCCACTCAGGCCTTGACTTTACAATTCAAAACTGTAATGATTCAGGTTATATATATTTGGGCGGAAACGAAAACGTGTCCTCTTCAAACTTTGGATTTAGAATTTTGCCAAACCATTCTATATCATTCGAACTACCAGGTAAGGATGCCATGTATGCAGTGGCATCGACATCTGGTATGAACGTATCTGTAATTTATACTAGTTTGGAATTCTAATGGCTCGGTTTACACACCCCGCTTTTGGAGACATGGGTGGTCTTACAACAACAATTAACACGTATGCTCCAGTATGGTCTGGAACTGGGCTAACTTATACAAACACTCCAGCAACTGGCTACTACATAAAAATTGGCAACTTAGTAACTATTCAAATAGATGTTTTATTTACAACTGTCACTAACTTTGGAACTGGTCAATATTCGTTGACGCTTCCATTTGCTTCTAAATATCACACAGATGTTTATGGCGGATCTATTCATGATGTTGTAAATCAGGGTGTAGATCATTATAGTATTAAGGGACATCTATCTCCAGCATCAACAGGTATTACAGTGTGGAATATTGGTAGTTCTGCAAAAGATGAACCATTTGATCACAATTCTCCATTTGTATTATCAACAGCAGATAAATTCCATATGTCATTTTCTTATATATGTGAATAATTAATCTCAAATACTGATATAATAATCTTATTATGACTACTACCGATTGGGCTCAATTTATTCTTGCTTTGCTTTCAATCGGAGCGATTGTAGTTAGTTCAATTCGCTGGTATATAAGAGTTCAAACCAAGCCAATCGCTGATGCCATAGAAGATATTAGAAAAGAAACTAAAACTAACGGCGGAACTTCTATGCGTGATGAGATTAAATTTATTAAACTTGAACAAGAAAGATCTGCTAAAACTAGAGCAGCATATAATTCTAAGTTAGATCATATGTATGAAATTCTTATAGAGTTTATATCTAAAAACTCTAAATAGTATATATAAAAGATATCTTAAAAACCTCTTACTTTATACTTCTTTTCTTTATATATTTAGTATACACCTTAATACCCTGGATTTCTACTTTTTAAGTAAAGTTGTTTATAACAATTTTGTAACAATTCTTAATACCCTGGGTTTATAACTTTTTGTTATCATATATATAACGTTTTGTTATAATGTAATATGTCTATGTAATTTAATGTTATAATAAAAGCGCTGGCCCACTAGATTGCTCTACCCACCCCCACTGCCTCTAGTGGGTTCAGCCTTTATTTATGGTATAATCAATGATTATGACATGTTCTTCTTGTTCCCCACAAATTCAAAAATACGGTGCAGATCCTGCCAGTGTTCAATGGAAGGTTGTGCGTGGAGACACAGCAACCCTAGAGGTTGAGTTTCTTGAGATAGACGAGACTACCCCATTTGACACCGATGGCTGGACGTATAAGGCTACTTCATACGATGCCACGGGTTCAGTGCTAGATGACCTTCCAGTAACGGCTACAACAGGAGTTGCTATGATTACAGTAGATCCTTGCATTACTGAAAAATGGGGAACGGCATATAAAACAGTTGTAGCAGAATTACCATTTGATTTACAAATTACTATTCCAGCAGCATCGGGAGAACCAACAGTTTGGACACCAGTTATTGGTACAATATGTGTACTAGGTGATATTACTCCAGGAGGAAGTCTATGACAGCACTACCGCCAGTTATAAAGATTAATGACACACGTACAAATTTTCCACCTATTGTAAAAGTAAACAATAAAGTTTTTAAGGTAAAGGGATAACATGGCATTTCCAGGTACATATAATTTTAGTTATTACAAGGGCGATACAAATGAATTTGTTATTCGTCCTAAGAATTCTTCAGGATCAGCATTTGACCTAACTGGTTTTAGCGCTGCATTTTTTATTGCATCAGCCCGTGGAGATGATCCTGCTTTCTCAGTTGAAGCACAAGCAGTAGTCAGTGCAGTAAACGATACAGTTACTTGCACAATTTTGCCAGGTGTTGGAACAACCTTAGATGCAGGTTCATATGTTTATGACGTTCAGATCACATCTGGACCTTCTGTTATTTATACAATAATCACAGGAACAATTTCGGTCACAGAACAAGTAACTGGAGCAGCATAATGACAGATGTCGTTCTAAATAACGATGATGTTACAGTTCTTGCTCCTCCAGCAATAGTTGAGGTGCTTGTAGATATTGGTCCACAGGGAACTCGTGGAAGCCAGTTTTTTGTCGGGGTAGGAAATCCAAACTCAGTAAGCATTGGACAAACACCAAATCTAAATGATTTATATATTAATACATCTCCTGGTGGAGAACTAGGATATTTATATCAATACAGATCAGAACCTGGTGGAAATGTTTGGGTAGAAGTATTAGATATTTATCCTTCAGTATATTCAGAAAATGCACAAGTTACATTTGAGTCAGGTACTTCAGAAGTTATTATTCCAGTAGCAGATATTGTTACAGTTACTGGTACCCCGCTTGTTTCAGAAAATTTTAGTGTTCAGTACAGTATCGCCCATACTAATCCAGTTGCTTCAGCAATGCAGATTCCAGCCCTAGTAGGTGCAGGAGATAATCTTGTCATTAATCTTGAAGCCGTTGAGTATGCAGGCGCTGCATGGTCTGCACTAGATGAGTCAGTTACAATTCACTTCAACATTACCATTGTTGAAGCGGGATCAGTGTCATACTAGCATCATAATATGGTATAATTTTCAAGAGGTGATCTAATGGCAACAGAGTCAATTGGTACGTTAATACCAACAGCAATTCCAGGGTATACTGATTCAGCAGATATCCAAGCAGCACTACGTGCATACCACTATGGTTCATATACTTATGACCCTGCTAATACATCACCAGCATCACTTGTAAGCCCCTCTATTGCAAAGACTATTTATGATATTGAAGCAGATATCACTGCTCTTGAAAATCGTCCTTCATCAGGTGGAGAAGTAGATGATACAGAGCCAGTACCAGCAGACTTTACACCACCAGAGATTCCAGATGGATTTATCTGGGTAGATTCAAATGGCACAGTAGGTGGACAACCAACATCTGCAACTTCAGTATTTACAAACTCTGCTCCAACAACATCTCTTACAACTGGTGTTATTTGGGTAGATAAAGATCCAACTTCAATTACCGCAAATCCATTTATTCCAACCGCAATGATTAATGCAAAAGGTGATTTAATTGTTGGAAGCGCAGACGATGCAGCAATACGTTTAGCAGCAGCATCTACTAACGGATATGTTCTTTCTGTAAACTCAGCAACAACATCAGGACTTGAATGGATTGTAAACGATCAAGGTGATATTACAGCGGTAACATCTGGAACTGGAATTACAGTTACAAATGGTACAGGTCCAATACCTTCGGTTGCAATCGATACAACCGTAACAGCAGATTTAACAACGGCACAAACTTTAACAAACAAAACTTTGACAACTCCAATTATTAGTTCTATTTCTAATACTGGTGCTTTAACTTTACCAACAAGCACAGACACTTTAGTGGGCCGTGCTACAACAGATACGTTAACAAACAAAACAGTTAACTTAACTAATAATACTTTGTCTGGTACTATTGCACAGTTTAATACAGCACTTTCAGATGCTGATTTTGCAACATTGGCAGGCACTGAAACACTTACAAGTAAAACCTTAACCTCTCCTGCAATTAATACAGGAACAGTATCAAACTCTATTTTGGTAGGACCAGAAGAAAGATGGAATATTGTTGCAGCAGCAGCAAGTTCAACAATAGCAATTGATGCTTTGACTTCTGGTGTTTGGTATTATACTTCAAATGCAACAGCAAATCATACTCTTAATTTTAGAGGTAGTTCTTCAACTTCAATGAACACAATTTTATCAATTGGTGATTCTGTTACTATTTTGTGGTTAAACACAAATGGTGGAACAGCATACTATCCAAATGTTTATCAAGTAGATGGAACTACATCTGGAGTTACAGTAAACTGGTCTGGTGGAACCGCACCAACTGCAGGCAATGCTTCAGGTATTGATGTATATTCTTTTACAATTGTAAAAACAGCAAATGCAACATTTAGAGTATTAGCAGCAGGGGCGGTAAAATACGCATGAGTCCAACATTTTCACCTGTTGGTGGCGGAGGAATTGGTAAAGCAGCCATTACTTCACAATCTGGTGCGACAGTTGACACAACATCTCGCGCTGGAAAAACTATTTATAAGTTTACTGGTTCAGGTTCAATTACAGTTGGTACCGCTGGACTTGCAGAAGTTTTAGTTATTGGTGGAGGTGGAGGCGGAGCCTCCGCATCTAGCCCGTCAAACCTCAAGGGTGCAGGTGGAGGTGGAGCAGGTGGAGTTCTTTATGATACTGATAGATACTTGCCTGCTGGAACGTACACAGTAACTATTGGCGCTGGTGGAGTTGGTGGATTTTATGTCCCTGGTGAAACAGCATATGGAAGCATTGGTAACAATGGACAAACAACGCAGATTGGCATTATTGCTATAGCCCCAGGCGGTGGTGGTGGTGGTGGACCAAGTCAGTTTGCTGAACCATCTGCTGGTGGCTCTGGTGGTGGCAGAGGTGGTCCTTATACTGCTAGCGGTGCAGTAGGAACAGCAGGGTTGGGAAATTCTGGAGGCAATAGTGTTGGCGCTAATAGTGGCGGAGGCGGCGGTGGTGCAGGCGCTGCTGGCACTAATGCTAGTGGTTCTACATCAGGTGCAGGCGGTGCAGGAAGAGCAATTTCAATTACTGGAACTAGCGTTACTTATGGTGGCGGTGGTGGTGGTTGTGGTGCTGGTACTGCTGTAGGTGGTTCAGGCGGTGGCGGTGCAACTGGTACTGCAGGTACTTCTAATACTGGTGGCGGTGCAGGGGCTGAACGCGCTTATTATGGACCAAGTGGTGGTTCTGGATACGTAGTGGTGGTGACTGGATAATGGCACATTTTGCAAAAATAGAAGATGGATATGTTCGTCAAGTTATTGTTGTAAGAAATGAAGATGCTCCTGATGAAGCAACTGGTAAAGCATTTATTGCCTCAATTGGTTTAGATGGTGAATGGATTCAAACTTCTTACAATGGAAACTTTAGAAGTAGATTTGCTGGCACTGGAATGATCTATGATCCAGTAGCAGATGAATTTAAATACTCAGATAATATAGTAGAGGAGATAGTAACAGAGTAATTTCTGTTATAATACAATTATGGCAACTATTAACACTACCGATCCAAAACCAGGGTTTGTCTATGACCTTGATACAGACACATGGTTTCCACTTCTAGGACTTGCTACACAGTCACTAGATGGATTAACAGATGTTATTATAACTACCCCGTCAACAAACCAAGTTCTTGCATATAATGGAACTAACTGGGTAAACTCCTCTGAGGCTGGAGATGTTTCAGCGGTAACTTCAGGAACAGGTATCACAGTAACCAACGGTACTGGACCAATTCCCTCTATCGCAATTGACACTACAGTAACAGCAGATCTTACTACTGCACAAACTTTAACAAATAAAACTTTAACAACTCCAGTTATTTCTTCAATTAGCAATACTGGAACAGTTACCTTGCCAACTGCTACTGATACTTTGGTCGGTAGAGCCACAACAGATACTTTAACAAATAAAACAGTAAATCTTACATCTAATACACTATCAGGAACTATTGCTCAGTTTAATACCGCTCTTTCGGATGCTGATTTTGCAACTTTGGCTGGTACTGAAACTTTAACAAATAAAACATTAACTGCTCCTGTTATTTCATATTCAGTAAATGCTGTTACTTCTTCAACATATACAACTGTAGCAACTGATGCTGCAGCAATTGTAACAATGAATAATGGATCTGCTAATACATTTAGCATTCCAACAAATGCAAGCGTTCCATATGCAGTTGGTTCATCAATAACCATTATTCAAATTGGTGCGGGGCAGACAACAATTAATGCTGTAACTTCTGGAACTACTACTATTGCTTCTGTTGGCGCAACACCTGCTGCCCCAGCATTAAGAGCACAATATTCTTCCGCTACATGCATTAAGGTTGCAACTGATACCTGGTATGTAGTGGGTGATGTTGCGTGACAAAACTTTTCCCTGGCGTTGTAGCATCTGGAATTAGTGGACATCTCTGGGCACCTTCTGGTGCTTATGAGCAGATTGCTTCTACAACTGTAGGTGCTGGTGGAGTCTCTACCGTTACTTTTAATGGTATCCCGCAGACTTATCAAAATTTACAAATCAGAGCACTAGCAAGAACAACAGTTACTGCTGACTTTGACGACTTTTTGGCAATACGTTTCAATGGTGATTCCTCAAGTAATTACGTTCATCACGCTACATATGGTCTCGGCTCTTCTGCAGGTTCTGGAGTGGACAGGCCAATCACGTTTGCTATTGCACAACGAGCATCAACTAACAAAAATACAACAGGGATATTTGGAGCAATTGTATTAGACATTCTTGATTACGCTAATACAAATAAAAATAAAGTTACAAGAAATATAGGCGGTTATGATAGAGGTAATGGAGGCCAGGTGTACCTTGACAGTAATTTATGGCTATCTACATCTGAAATATATTCAATAACTATAACACCTTCAGCAGGAGCATCTATGTCATTTACAGAGTACTCACAATTCGCCCTATACGGAACTAAATAAAGGCTAAAAATGTCTACTACATACACTCCAATTGCTACACAGACACTGGTTTCTACAGCATCTTCTGTTACTTTTTCTAATATATCTGGTAGTTATACGGACTTGGTATTGGTAATCACTGCAACTGGTTCAACAAGTGCTGATTTAATTTTATCTTTTAACAGCGATACAACTGTTGCTAATTATTCAACTACTTCACTTAACGGAAGTGGAAGTTCTGCTGCATCAAATCGCACTACTGTATTGCCTGGTATATCTCTTACAAGTAATTCATACTTAAGAAGCACTGAAGCAATGCAATGGAACATAAGCATACAAAATTATTCAAATGCAACTACATACAAGACTGTTTTAAGCAGAACTGGAAATGTTCCATTAGGTAGAGCCGACCTTGCTACTGGTTCCTGGCGTGGAACACCTGCTGCTATTACTTCACTTACCTTAACACCTTCTCCAGGAACGTTGGCAATTGGATCAACTTTTAATTTGTACGGAATTGCTGCTGCAACTGCGCCTGTTGCTAAAGCAACTGGTGGAACAATAACTACAACAAGTGGTTATACGGTTCATACATTTACAAGCACAGGAACATTTACTCCTTCTCAAAATCTACAGGTTGAGTATCTTGTAGTAGCAGGAGGTGGCGGTGGTTACTTTAATGGTGGATCTGCTGGCGGTGCTGGTGGATTTAGAACTAACGTAGGCGGAGCACTGCTCTCTTGTTCATCAGGAACCGCATACACAACAACCGTTGGCGCTGGTGCTGGCACAAACGCAGATGGAAGCCCTTCTTCTTTTAATGGAATTAACGCAAGCGGTGGAGGCGGAGCAAGCGGTGGCGGATTACTAGGTGGTCCTGGTGGTTCTGGAGCAGGTGGCCGCACTAACAGCAGCGGCTTTGGAGGTGCTGGAAATATTGGTGGATACTTCCCAGTAGAAGGCTACGCTGGTGGTACAGCAGGTGTTGATCAAGGTGGCGGTGGAGGCGGTGGCGCTGGTGGAGTTGGTAATAATGGCCAAGACGGTACTGGCGGTGCTGGTGGTATTGGACGTGTATCTTTGATATCTGGCTCATCTGTTTACTATGCAGGCGGTGGTGGTGGAAATAACGCAGCAGGTGGTACAGGTGGTGGTGGTGCAGGACGAGTTGGTACTGGTGCTGGGTATGATGGTACTGCAAACACTGGTGGCGGTGGTGGTGGAAGCCGTCAAGGTTCAGGCGGTAATGGTGGTTCAGGAATCGTTATAGTTAGGTATAGAAACTAATGGCCGATACATACGTACTCTTACAAAAAATAACTATAAGCGCATCTTCTGTTGCGTCAATAACTTTTTCAAACATTCCACAAACTGGTTATACAGATTTGGTAATAAAAGGTAGTAGCAGAACTACTGGTGATACTTTAATTGGTGGTTTTTCTTTTAATGGTGTAACAACCAATCTGTCTGCGAGACAAATTTATGGAACTGGTAGTGCTGCTGGATCTGTAGGTAGTGCAATAAATACTAATTCTTATGGTGTGGTAGGTGCCGTTTCTTACACCGCCAATACATTTGGCAATTTTGAAGCATATTTTTCTAATTATACTTCTTCTGCTTACAAGATGTTTAATGTTGATGGTGTAGTTGAAAATAATGGTACAGAATCATACAGTTGTTTAGTTTCTGGATTATGGTCTAACACTTCTGCAATTACTTCTATAACATTTACACCAACTGATGGAAACCTTATTCAGTACTCAACTTTCTCCCTATACGGTGTATCAAAATTCGGTACAACACCAACAGAATCCCCATATGCAATAGGTGGAGATATTATTGAAACTGATGGAACTTATTGGTATCATGCTTTCTTGTCATCAGCAGCATTTATACCTACCAAGGATTTGAGTTGTGATGTACTTGCTGTTGGTGGAGGTTCATCTTCGGGACAAAGTGCTGCTGGTGGTGGAGGTGCTGGAGCCGTAGTTTATGCAGCATCAACTTCACTTACAACAACAGGTTATACAGTTATAGTTGGTGCTGGAGGCCCCACATACACGGTTGGCGGTAATACAGCCTTTAGTTCTCTTGTAACTGCAGCAGGTGGTGGTCTTGGTGGTGGAGAAAATACTGCTGCACCGTCTAATACAAATGGCGGTTCTGGTGGTGGAGGTGGCGGTAGTGCTTCTGCTGCTACTAAAGCGGGTTCTGCTGCTGGTTCAGGTAGTTCTGGTGGAACTGTCTATGCTTCTGCTGGTGGTCTAGGAAACCAAAATTACAACGGTGGCGGAGGCGGAGGAGCGGGAGCCGTAGGTGGCTCGGCAACTACAAGCGTTCCTGGTAGTGGTGGTGCAGGTATAAATACCTATTCTACTTGGTTATCTGTAACAGGACTAGGCGTTAGTGGCTATATTGCAGGTGGTGGTGGAGGTTGTACGTTTAATGGAACTCCTTCTAGTGGTGGTGCAGGAGGTGGCGGTGCAGGTGGTCGTTATTCGCCAGCACAAGCACAGACTGCAGGAACTGCTAACACAGGCGGTGGCGGCGGTGGTGGAAACGGTGTAGGTAATGGTGCCGCTGGCGGTTCAGGTCTAGTAATAGTTAGGTATTTAATTTAAATGAAAGGTAAAAAATAAATGGCACATTTTGCAGAGATAGATGAAAACAATATAGTTAAGCAAGTATTAGTTGTTCCTAATTCAGTAGAACATTATGGAGAACTTTATTTATCAAGAGATCTTAATCTTGGCGGTAGATGGGTACAAACATCTTATAATGGTAATATTAGAAAAAATTTTGCAGGTATTGGATATACATATGATGAAATCAGGGATGCTTTTATAACGCCAAAACCATATTTATCTTGGGTATTAAATGAAGAAACCTGTCTTTGGGAGGCACCAGTTGCTTATCCAACTGATGGTATCATATATGTGTGGGATGAAGAAACTATTGATTGGAAGGCTGTTGTAAATGACTGATACATTAAAAAAACTAGTAGTTGATGTTGCAAAAGGAACTCAGGAATATATTGACCTGACCCCTGAAGAAATCGCACAACGTGAAACAGATGCAGCCGCATTTGCAGTAGCAGAGGCAGAGCGAATAGCAGCAGAAGAAGCAAGCGCCGAGGCCAAGGCCAGCGGTATTGCAAAATTGCTTGCTCTTGGTCTTACTGAAGAAGAAGCCCAAGAACTAACAAAATAAGGAGGAATAGCAGACAATAAATCTGCTATAATACAATCATGGCAATTACATTTGATTATTCAGGCAAACCAACATACATGTTCCAGGCTGGAGCAACTTCTACTGATGGTGTTTGGTATGCCGTTGGTGCCAAGATTGATACCGCCGCAGGATACGAATGGGCTGGCGCACAAACATTTTTAAATACTGTAACTACTGATGCTACTGTTATTTTAAGAGATGGTTTTAATAATTTTCTAAACCCTGCTGCTCGTGATGCTGCTTTAACATCTCCTGCTCAAGGTACTCTTGCTTTTATAAGACAAGATTCTGGTGGATCTCCTCTTAATCAAATTCAATTTTATAATGGATCCGCTTGGGTTGCAAATGATGGAGACATCAATGGTGTAACTGCTGGAACTGGTCTTTCAGGCGGCGGTACATCAGGAACAGTTACTCTTTCTGTTGATACAACAGTAGTAGCAACAACAAGCAATACTCTTACAATGAGTGGTAAGACACTTTCTGCTGCAACACTAACTGGAACACTTACTGCAGCATCTACATCTGGAACAAATGGACAATATTTGCAAACAACTGGTACTGGTGTCCAATGGGCGACGGTAACAGGATATTCAGCACCAACACTTGGATCAACAGCATTAACATCTGGTGCAACAATTACAACAATTTCTGGATTAACAGATATTGTTTTAAATGGTCCAGGAAGTATTAAAGATGAACTAACGCTCCTATTAATGGGCGCACTCTAACCTGAAAGGTAGTAACTAATGGCTACAGCAACAAAGGTGCTCGCTAGAACAGCAGCAGCCACATCAAGCACAACACTATATACAGTACCTAGTGCAACAACTACAGTAGTAACTAATATTGTAGTAACTAACTCAGCAGCATCTGCTGCTACGTTTACTCTTACGCTTAACAGCGTTGATATATTTACTACAGCAGCAATTGCCGCTAACTCAACAGCAATGTTTGACTTAAAACAGGTAATGGCAACAACTGAAATTATTGCTGGCTTTGCCAGCGCAGTAACAGTCAAGTTTCACATCAGCGGAGTGGAGATTTCCTAATGGCATCAACAGTATTTCCTGCCCCTTCAACGGCTTCAACACCACCTCTTACAATTGGTGTTCCTATTGGCTTAACACTTCGTAATACTTACACTTCAAGCGCAAGCAGTTTAACTTATCCTGTAACACAGGTATATGCAATTGTTATTGGCGGTGGAGGAGCAGGTGGTACTGGTAGTAATGCTGGTGGTGGTGGTGGTGGTGGTGCGGTAGTTCAAGGCTGGATTGCACCACCAACAACAGTTACCGTTGGCGCAAGTAATGGTTTTAGTCAGTTCGGAGATTTACTTGCACCTGCAGGTGGTTTTGGAAATTCATCTAATGGACTTTCTGGTAAAAGAGGTTCAATGGGAAGCGGAAGTGGTGGTGGTGGCTCAGATGCAGATGCTACTTATAATAACGTAGCAAGCGCACCTCAAAATAATACTTTCTTAAATTCTTTTGGTGGGTATGGCGGAGCATTTGGAAACTTTGTTCAAAATTCTGCTGGTGGTGCTGGAACATCAGGAGGCGGTGCTGCTGCTGTATGGGGTGGTACAGCAGGTCCTGGTGGTAATGGAGTTTATACAGGCGGTGGCGGTGGCGGTGGTGCAAACGGTGGAGCAGCATCTGCGGGTGGTTCAGGAAAAGGTGGAATAGGTGGCGCTAGCGCTAGCGCTGGTGGCGGTGGAGCAGGTTACATTGCTGCTGGCGGAGCAGCATCTGGCGGCACTGGCGGTACTGGCGGCAATGGCGGTGGCGGTGGCGGTGGCTGCGGTCAAGGTGGAACAGCAGGCGCTGGCGGCGCTGGTGTTGTTTATGTTTACTACTAAGGAGAAATAATGAAAACTTTTGCAATAATTGCAGATAATCGTGTAATAAATATAGTTGTTGCCGATAATAAAGAAACTGCTGAAGCGGTTTCTTTTGAAGGTACTATTGCTGTTGAATGTTCAGTCAATGATTTAGTTAATGAGACATGGACTTATGACGGAACTAAATTAGTTCCTCCAACAATACAGGAACCAACTGATGACCAAAGCATGTGACCTAGCCAATGCTAGTACAGGTTTATTGTATTAATAATTAAATAAAAAAATAACCCCCAAAAGCCAAAAGCCAATGGGGGTATTTTTTATCCCTTAAATCAAATGATTAGGAAATTTCTTTAACCATTTATTCGTGGCACCGTTTTTTATAGATGACCATGAACTCCAGTCCTTACCGCCTTTTGTCATGTGAAACACGATTTGGGCATTTTTGACTGGGCTAAAGAGTTCAGCATTTAAATCAAGATTGAATTTGTCTTTTCTATCTGGACCTAAATTACCGATCATGTTGATCTGGAAGATTCCATATGAGGAGTCTCCCGTCTCAGCATTACCATTGAATGCAAATGGGCGACCATTAGATTCTGCCTTGGCAACAGCCCAAGCAGTCTTAAGACCTACCCCTTTAAACCCAACAGCCTTCAGTAATTCAACCAACTGGATGTCAGTCAAACTTGTAGCATCCGCATACTTTGCAAGTACTACATCAGTAGTAGGCTTAGAAAGCAAAAAAGCCGCTTTGTCGGCGGCAGGTGCAATCTGAGCGGTATTACTTAGTAAATTGTTCTTGGTAGCATAAGCACCATTCAAACCATTATTTAATAATGTAAGAGTGAGCAATGTTACAAGAACCCCCGATAGTATTTTGTTGTCTCTCAAGTTTTTCCTCCTAGACTACAAATGCTACTTTTCAGTAGCATAAGATAATTATAGCATGATTTAGCCTTTTGAGTCAAATATCAGCATAAATTCTTAAAATTATTTCTATTGCAAGTGGTATAATAATAAGACTATGGCTGAAACTCCTGTCTATGACATTCCGTATCCCACGAACTCTTCTCCAGTAGATGTTGCTGGTGATTTACAGGCTCTTGCTGAGCGTATTGAAGTAATTCTTCCTACAATTGGATTACCTTATCATACATTAGAAGTTGTAAATAATAGTGGTGTTTCTATTGCTAAGGGTGATCCTGTATACATATCAGGTTTTGGTACCAGCAAACCAAGAATAACAAAATCACAAGCAAGCACTATTGCAACATTTCCAGTAATTGGATTAGCACAATCTGCAATTGGTAATGGTAGTGATGGAGTTGTTGTTATATCAGGTGTATTTACTGACATTAATACTTCTTCATATTCTGTAGGAGCAAGACTCTATGTTGGTTCAAGTGGTGGGTTAACAACAACTCAGCCAATTACTGCTGAAACAAATTCTGGAGTAGTTGGTATTGTCGCAAAATCAAATAGCACTACTGGCATTATTCTTGTAGGATCTTTTAAAGGCAACGGTACGTGGGGATCAATGAAAGCAGGATTAGCATAATGGCACAATATAGAGGTTACGCACAATCTTTTACAGTTGGCTACGAACCACCAACAGTTACTTGGACAGTCGTTAAAGGCGACACAGCATCCTTTAGAGTATATGTTACAGATAATGACAGAAACCCACTAGATATAGAAAACTGGACAATTGCAATGGATATTGTTCCACCTAATACAAGCGTTCCAGTTGTAGAGTTGTCTCCTGGACCAACAGAAGATGATGGACCAGGTGAATTTACAGTTTCATTATCAGCACAAGAATCTGCAGAACTTTCAACAGGAGATAGATTTGATATTCAAATGTCTACTACTTCTCCAGTATCCGTTTGGACGGTTGCCCAGGGTACTATGGTAATGATTGATACCGTTACAGAATAATGCCAATAACTCAAGTATCTAATTTAGATACACATCCAACAGAGATAATTAACATAGATTGTAGAACAAGTTTTATAACGACAATAGATGCCCTTTGTACTGAGTTTGCTACAGTAATGCCATTTAGAATTAATTTTCAGACTATTGATATTGGTGGGTTTTCCCCGACAAATCCAGCCCCTATTGGCATTGCCATCATAGGATTTAATAACTACATTTTATGATATAATCAATTATTATGGCTATTATTAGCATCCCAGATTTAAAAGCAAAGTTTCAAGCGGGAGATTATCCACGCAGTGCTGATTACACGGATCTAATAGATACCCTTGCAAGCGATGTGCATGTTTCAGAATCACAGCCAAGCAATCCAACACTAAGTCCATTATGGTTTAATCCAGTTACATTAAATTTTTATATTTATGATGGAACAGAGTGGGTATCAATTGGTGGAGGAGCATCTGGAGCATCTGCATACGAGATAGCGGTTCTTAATGGTTATTCTGGTACAGAAACACAGTGGCTTGCTTCTTTAATTGGAGCAACAGGATCTACTGGAGCAACAGGATCTACTGGAGCGACTGGACCAGCGGGACCACAAGGCCAGACAGGGGCAACAGGTGCAACTGGAGCAGGTGTTGCAATCGGTGGAACAACAGGGCAATATCTTACAAAAATTGACGGAACAAATTATAATACTCAATGGTCAACATTAGATTTAAGTAATTATCAGCAAAAAGTTTCTGGAGTAAATGATACTGAAATTGGCTACCTAGATGGCGTAACATCTGCTATACAAACTCAGTTAAATGCAAAGGCTGCAACAGCAGATATCCCTGAATTAGCACAAGATGCAGTAGGCAACAGCCTTTCAAATTTATTTACATATAATGATTCAACAGGCGGAATTAGCATGGATAATGCAAAAGTCTGTGACTTTTTGCTTGATGGTGCAAGTGGTAATTCCTACGGTCTTATTGGAACATCAGCCTATCTAGATATTAAAAACACTAATGGATATAATAAAGAAATTGAATTAGATATAGCAGCAGTTAAGACGCAACTTAATATAGATGGATACTTAACTACATCAAGTACAAGCACTTTAACTAATAAAACTTTAACATCCCCGAAAATTAATGAAGACGTAGCAGTTACAGCAACTGCTACAGAATTAAATTATGTTGATGGAGTTACATCATCAATTCAGACACAGTTAGATAATAAAGTTTCTGCCGTTACACCTTTAACATTAACACAATCGTCAAGCAATGCTAACTACCCACTAACAATCTCCTCTGCTAACGAGCAGGGTGGTGGTGCAGGATTCTCTGACATTCTTAAGTTGGTAAACTCAAAATCTGGTGCTACTAATATAAATAAGCATTTCAGAATGAATTCTTCTGGTACTTTAGAAATAATTAATAGTGCTTATACTGCAAGCATTTTCTCAGTTTCAGATGATGGAACTGTCACATCAACTAATCTAGGTGAAACTGGCTGGACAACAGTAGGGTCTTTCTCAAATAACTTCGTGTCTGGTGGAAATGCTCCAGGCTATAGACGACTAAACAACGTTGTCTACTTACGAGGAAATGTTAATAATGGAACTGCTGGTCAGACAGCATTTACTTTGCCTTCTGGATATCGCCCAGCAACTGATTTTGTAGTACCTGTGCAGCAGTTCGGTACAGGAAACATAAGTTATGTAACTGTCTACACTGATGGTCGTGTAGTACCCAACTCAACATCTGGTTGGCTTACTGGCATACAATTCCCTATCGGATAATCACAGCATCTTTATTGATCAAATTACCATAAATATGATATAATCAATGATATGGCCGTCCTACCAATAAATCAATTAAAAGCAAAGTTTCAAACAGGTGATAGACCTAACGGAGAAGACTTTACTGACCTAATTGATACCACCGCATACAGAGCAGACTCTTTGGGTGGAGATGGAAACAACTCGGTCACAATCAACGGTATTGAATCAGCAACAGTATTTGACACAATAGATACATCTACCTGGAGAACAATCAAGTACATGGTTCAAATGTCCCATGCTGGATCTTCTTCATATAGAAGCGCAGAAATAAACATAGTTTTTGATGGTACCAATCAAAATATTACAGAGTTTGCCTCTGTTGCTAATACCAATAGCAATGTAGGAAATATCACTGCTAATTTAAATTCTGGTACAATTAGCATGACAGTTACACCAGCATTAAGCCCGATGACCATACGGTTCTACCGTACAGGTTTGAAGGCCTGACCTAAAGGAGAAGTAAATGGCTACAGTCGACAAAGCCTTTCGCATTAAAAATGGCCTCGTAGTTGAAGGCGCATCGGCTACCGTAAATGGATCAACAGTCCTTACAGAAGCCTCTACAGAATTTCTACAAGATACCACAGCAGCCATGTTTGATGGCTCTCAGAGCGGTATCTCGTTTTCATATAATGATACATCAGGAAAGATTACTGCAACAGTATCTACAACACCAACATTTGCAGATAGAATTACATTTGAAGGCGCAACACCTGATGATTATGAATTAACTCTTCTTGTTACAGAGCCAACACAAGATGTAACAGTAACCCTTCCAAATGCTACAGATACTTTGGTAGGTAAGGCAACAACAGATACTCTTACAAACAAAACTTTAACTTCTCCTAAGATTAACGAAGATGTAGTGCTTACAGCAACTGCTACTGAACTTAACTATGTAGACGGAGTTACATCAGCAATTCAAACACAGTTAGACGCTAAGTCAACAGCATCAAAAACAGAAACACTTACAAACAAGTCTGTTTCTCTTGCTACAAACACACTAACTGGTACACTTGCAGAATTTAATACTGCACTTGCAGATGCTGATTTTGCAACTATCGCTGGAACAGAGACTCTTACAAATAAAACACTAACAAGCCCAATTGTTTCAGGACTTGCTATTTCAGATTCAAGTATTGTGTTTGAGGGATCAAGCGCAGACAACAATGAAACTACACTTACAGTAACAAACCCAACTGCAGATCGTACAATTACTTTCCCAGATGTAACTGGTACAGTTGTAACAACAGGTGATACTGGTTCTGTTACAAATGCAATGCTTGCAGGATCAATTGCAAATGAAAAACTTACAAACTCTTCTATCACAATTAACGGTACTGCAACAGCACTTGGTGGATCAATCAATATCACTTCTGGAGTATCAAGCGTTAATGGAACTACCAGTCAAATTGCAGTAAGTGCAACAACTGGAGATGTAACACTATCATTTCCAAACGCAGTAACATTCCCAGGAACAGTTACTCTTAATGCAGCACCAACAGTAGACCTTGAAGCAGCAACAAAGGGTTACGTAGATTCTGTTGCACAAGGACTGGATATTAAGGCTTCCGTAAAGGCCGCTACAACCGAAAATGGAACACTTGCTACAGCATTTGATAACGGAAGTGTAATTGATGGTATAACTCTTGCAACAGGCGATAGAATTCTTATTAAGAATCAAACAGATGCAACAGCAAATGGTATTTACGTAGTTGCAGCATCTGGAGCACCTACTCGTTCAACAGATATGAATGCACCCGCAGAATTTCCAGGAGCATTTACATTTGTTGAGCAAGGAACTACAAATGCAGATACTGGATACGTATGTACTAACAACTCAGTAGTTGTTGGAACAACTGAAATTACTTTTGCACAGTTCTCTGGTGCAGGATCATATGTTGCAGGCAACGGTATAACACTAACTGGTAACTCATTTAGTATTAATACAGGAGTTACTGCAGATCTATCAACAGCACAGACATTTACAAACAAGACATTAACAAGCCCAACAATTACAACACCAGTTGTAACTGGACTTACATTAAATGACTCAAGTATTGTTTTTGAGGGATCAAGCGCTGATGATCACGAAACAACTCTTACAGTAACAAATCCAACTGAAGATCGCACACTTACACTTCCAAATGCTACAGGAACTATTGCGCTTACATCAGACATCACATCTGCAATTGATACATTTGGTGGTGCTGTAACTGGCGGTACAGGAATTAGCGCATCATATGCATCAACATCAGATATTCTTACAATTACTAACGTAGGCGTAACAAGCCTTGCTGGAACAACAGACCAGATTACAGCATCTGCATCTACTGGATCAGTAACACTGTCTCTACCACAGAGCATTGCTTCAACATCTAGCCCAACATTTGCATCACTTTCTGTTGGATCTGGATCACTTACAGCAGGCTCAGTAACTTTGACAGATGCACTTATTGGAACTGCAACAACTAGCGTAAGCACAACAAGTGCAACAGTAGTTGATACATGGTCAGCAACAACATACAGCACAGCAAAGTATATTGTTCAAATGACAAACGGAACTGACATTGAGGTTCTAGAAGTTCTAGTAACAATTGATGGCAACGACAATGTTTACTTAACAGAGTATGCTGATGTAATTAGCAATGCTCAAATTGGAACAACAGATGCTGACTTCTCAGGTGGTAACGTCCGCTTGTTAGTAACATCTACAAACGGTACTACAGTAAAGGTTCACAAGACGCTTATTGAAGCGTAATGTGGACTGAAGGGACAGTGAACTTCAGTGACGACTAATAATAAAGACTTTGTTGTAAGACAAGGACTTAAGGTTGCCACTGGAGTTACATTCCCTGATAACTCTGTACAGACTACAGCGTTTACTGGAAGTGCAATTACCGTTGGTAGTACATTTCCAGTTAGCCCATCAAATGGTGCAATGCATTTAGATACAAATACAAATAGAATTTATTACTATTATTCTAGTACTTGGTATGCAATGGCTAATTATGATGATACCGCTTCAGTTGTAAATCACACACATGAAACTGGTCTTGACGAGGGCGGATTTGTTAAAGATGTTTACACATATGCGGGAAATGGTACATCTGGACCATGGCTTGGCACCTCTTTAGACGGTGGCTCACCAGCCACTACATCCTTCACAATGACTATTGATGGAGGGGCAGCAGCATGACAAATTCTGCTATAATTAAACATAATATGGAGGTTTACTGTGTCTGTTAGAATTCAAATGCGTAGAGGTACAACATCTGAATGGAACAGCGCAGATCCAATTCTTAATGAAGGAGAAATTGGGTATAACTCAACACTTACTTCTTTTAAAATTGGAGATGGCGAATCTCTTTGGTCTGAATTAGACTATTATCAAGCAGCAGCAGATATTACTCCAAATGAAATTGGTGCAATTGCTTCTACAGAAAAGAATGCAGCAGATGGGGTTGCAGGTCTTGATGGAAGCAAAAATGTTATTACTGCTCTTTCAGTTGTTTTTGAGGGCGCTACTGCAGATGCCCATGAAACATTTCTTACTGTAACAGAGCCAGCATCAGACATAACAATAAATCTTCCAAGTACAGCAGACACCCTAGTTGGTCGTGCAACAACAGACACTCTTACAAATAAGTCAATATCTGGAGCAACTAACACTCTTTCTAATATTGGTAACGCTTCCTTAACAAACTCTGCTATTACAATAAACGGATCAAGCGTTTCTCTTGGTGGTTCAATCAGTATTGGTGATATTACAGGAATAACAACGGCTGCAGGTTCAGGTCTTTCAGGCGGTGGATCAAGTGGAGACATAACCCTTTCTATTGATACAGCAGTTACAGCAGATCTTACAACTGCTCAGACATTAACTAACAAGACACTAACAAGTCCATCTGTTGGAACATCTCTTACTACAGCAAGTACATCTTTTAATCTTTTGAATACAACCGCAACAACAGTTAACTTTGCTGGAGCAGCATCTACTATTTCAATTGGTTCGGTAACAAGCACTACAACAATAAATGACAGCCTTATTGTTACTGGAAATTTAACCGTAAATGGAACTACTACAACGATTGATACACAAACATTACAGGTAGAAGACAAAAATATTGTTCTTGGATATGGTTCTACATCAGATGTTGCTGTAGATGGCGGCGGTATAACATTAACTGGTGCAACAAATAAAACATTTAACTGGATAGACGCAACAGATGCTTGGACATCTTCTGAGCATATGAACTTAGTTACAGGCAAGTCTTACAAGATTAACAATACAGCAATATCAGCAGCCTTACCAGCCCTTACATGGGGAGAAGTTAAAAATGGTAAGTCTGGTCTTGTAATTAGTTAAACAACTTTACAAAAACAAAAGTAGTAAACCTTTACTTCATGCTTAATGTTTTAAATTAAGCGTAAAGTCATAAAATAATTATGTGATATACTTAGAGTACTTTACAAGATGTAAAGTTCTATTATTATTTTTAGTGAGAGGTTTACAAATTCAATGTCAGATATCTTTTCTTTTCGTTTGTTAGATGATTTTATTGCAAAATACAAGGAGACTGAGCCTCCGTTTGGCTTTACCGACGCAGGCAATAACTCTTTAGGAGAAATCACTTTCATTCGTACCTATTCTAGAATCAAGGAAGACGGAACAAAGGAAAGATGGCATGAGGTTTGTAAGCGTGTAATTGAGGGTATGTACTCAGTTCAAAAGAACCATGCTAAGGAAAACAGACTTCCCTGGAATGACAACAAGGCTCAGAAGTCTGCACAAGAAGCCTATGAGCGTATGTTCAATCTTAAGTGGACTCCACCAGGTCGTGGTATGTGGACGTTTGGTACACACATGACTATGGAAAAGAAGAACTCTGCAGCATTGCAAAATTGTGCAATGGTTTCTACTCGTGATATTGATCGTAATGATCCTGGTGCATTATTTGCATGGGTTATGGATGCATTAATGCTGGGTATTGGAGTTGGATTTGATACCGTCGGTGCTGAGAAAGAATATCCAATTTATGCACCAACAGAGCCAGTATCTACCTATCAAATTCCAGACACTCGTGAAGGATGGGTTGAATCTGTTAGATTCTTGCTTAATTCCTTTCTACGCCCAAATCAGAGTATTCAGGAGTTTGACTACTCCTTGATCCGTCCTCTAGGTGCCCCTATTAAGGGCTTTGGAGGGGTTGCAAGCGGTCCACAGCCATTGATTGACCTCCATACACGTATTCGTAAAGTTATTGGCGGTAGAGCAGGAGAGAAGTTAGATTCTCGTGCAATTACAGACATTGTAAATCTTATTGGTACATGTGTTGTTTCTGGAAATGTACGTCGTTCTGCTACCCTTGCTTTGGGTGCACCAGGAGACCAAGATTTTATTAATCTAAAAAACTCAGAGGCATTTCCTGAGCGCAACTCATTTGATCCAGAAAATCCAGGTTGGGCATGGATGTCTAATAATTCTATTTCTGCAAACGTAGGAATGGATTATGAAAAATATATAGATTTAATTGTTGACAATGGAGAGCCAGGTTTTATTTGGCTTGATGTTGCCAGGAATTATGGTCGACTAAAAGATCCAGCAGACGGAAAAGACTTCCGTGTAATGGGCTTCAATCCTTGTGCGGAGCAGCCATTGGAATCATACGAACTTTGTACACTTGTAGAAGTGCACTTGAATCGTCATGAAACTAAGGAAGACTTCCTCAAGACATTGAAGTTTGCATATCTTTATGGAAAGACTGTTACCCTGCTTCCAACACATTGGCAACAGACAAACGGTATCATGCAACGTAATCGTCGCATTGGAACATCTTTAACAGGAATTGCATCTTTTGCAGATGAAAGAGGACTTCCAATAACTCGTGAATGGATGGATGAAGGATATGAAAAGATTCGTCATTATGACCATCAGTATTCAGAGTGGCTATGTGTACGTGAATCAATTCGTGTAACAACAGTAAAGCCATCAGGTTCTGTTTCAATTCTTTCTGGCGCAACACCTGGAGTTCACTGGGGACCAGGAGGAGAATACTTCCTACGTGCTATTCGTTTTGGTGAAACAGATCCCATGCTTCATTTATTTAAAACAGCGGGGTATAAGATTGAAAAAGACCTTGTATCAGCAAATACTCAAGTAGTATATTTCCCAGTACATTCAGGACATCCACGTTCTGAGAAAGATGTAACATTATTTGAAAAGATTGCTCTTGCTGCAACTGCTCAAAAGTATTGGTCAGATAATGGTGTTTCTGTTACCCTTTCATTTGACAAAGAAACAGAGTCAAAGCATGTTGCTCCAGCACTTCATATGTATGAGGGCCAACTCAAGGCGGTATCATTTTTACCAATGGGAAATCATACCTATCCTCAACAACCATATACTCAAATTACAAGAAAAGAATATGAAGCATATCTTGGTCAAATTAAGAAGATTAATTGGGATGCAATTTATGATGGAGTTGACAATCTTGAGGCTATGGGCGAGGCCTATTGCACAACAGATGTATGCGAAATAAAACTGTAAAATGCTATAATAAAGGCTAAGGAGTAACATGTCTCAGCCGTCCAATTTATATGCAGAAAAGGTTTATTCAGAGCACCCAACTATCTTGTGGGCATTGGATGACCAGGCTGACTATATTTCTTTAATTACAGAAAACCAAAGAGATATAAGAAATGGCTGGACCATAACTAATGCATCCGTAACCTCTGGTTCTGGAGTAACTGGAGAACCTTTTCCAGATAGTTATACAACACTTGTTGAGGGTGATGTTCCAAGTGGCGCAACAGACACAGTTACACTAATAAGTCCAGACTTAGTTAATTTCCAAGATTTAAATAGTACCCTTGGATCTTTTTCTATTGGTTCATATTTTTATTCAAATAGTGCATACCTACAATCTGTAGAAATAGGATTTAGATATATAGATACAACTACTTCTTTGCCAATAGAAGAATTAGATTTTTTTACAACTTCCGTTTTTCAGTCATGGAGTTTTGTATCTGGAACATTTGATATAGTAGACGAGAACACTGACTTTCAGGTTGTTATAAAATTAAACTATGCAAGTGGTGGCAGTGCTGGAGACTACGATTTCTACATTAATGGAATTACAGCAGGTCAATGGTCTGAAGAATTTAGTACAACTTCTTTAGGTATTACACCAGTATCTTTTCCAACAAACATTGCACTTTCTGCAACCCAAGCAGTACAGGCAGATCCATATGGTCTTGCTGGAGAAGTTGGATACTATCTTGTAGATAACAATGCTTTGATTGCAAGAAACAGCGGAGTACCAATGGTATTTGGTGCAAGCAATATTACAAGAATGACTCCTAACTCTAATAACAAACCTTCTTTGATTGTTCCAGGAAAAGGTTTCTTAAATAAGAGTGGCCAGTATAAAGAATATACGGTTGAGTTCTGGACAAGAATTAACTCTAATGCATATGAGCCTAAAAAAATATTTGGTCCAATTTCATCTAATGACGGACTATATGTTGAGTCTGGATTTTTAACACTTGTAATAGGCACCGAGTTTTCTTCTCACTTCGTTGGTGAGTGGTTTAGACCAATGCTTATTCATGTTAGAGTAATTAGAAATAATGCAACGGTATTGTTAAATGGAGAAGAGATTATTAATCTTCCTATTAATACAGATACGCTAGATCTTCCAGAAATTCTAGATGAGTTTGGTGATAGCCAAGACTGGCTAGGTTTTTATGCTTACACAGATGTTACTCCAGTTGAAGTAGACTGTGTTGCAATTTATCCATATTCCGTTGCAATTAATATTGCAAAGCGTAGATGGGTATATGGACAGGGTGTGCTTTCTCCAGAAGGTATTAACTCAGCATATGGTGGAACAGCAGCATTTATAGATTATCCTTTTGCTGACTATACCGCAAACTATAACTATCCAGATTTTGCTCAATGGGAGCAGGGAGCATTTGATAATCTTACAACAACATCAAACTCTTTAACTACCCCACAATATTCTCTTCCAGAAATAAGCCTTGACTCAAAAACCCTTACACAACTGTATGCAGATAACAAAGAAATACAAGATCCTTTAGACTATAACTTTATAACATTTAGACCAAATAATTCCTGGAACTCAGATAGATGCTACTTCAACTTCCCCAACTTTAATATATTAAATGACTCCATACATACAATCTATGGTGTATTTTCATCAGAAGATCTTTTATCAGAGGAAACACTTTTTAAGATTTATAATCCAACTACTGGAAATTATTTTAGTATTAGAAAAGATTTAGATGAAATCCACTATTATCTTTACTTCAATGGCACAGAAGAAGAAATCTTTACAAGCGACATAATTGAGTCTGGATATAAATTTGCAGCAGGTATTGAAATTCAAACGCTTGTTGCCACTTTTGGTGGAAATGTTGCCACATTCTTTGGAAATCAAAATGGATTAAAAATGTATGTTGGTGGTGAAGAAGATGCATCTTTACAATTTACTGGAAAAATATACTCAGCAGGCCTTGCAACAAACTATAATGCGGTAGAGTTAACGAGTCACTTTGAAGATAATGGAACAGCAATCGTTGATAGTTATTTGGCAACAGGATCTCAGGAATCAGAAAACGCTATAGCACTTCTTGAGCATACTGCCAGTTATACTCTTTTACCCCTACAGGCATATGGATCTTATTTTCTTGATATTGGTGTTTCTGGTTACTGGGAAGATTACATGCCTCTTTCATATTTTGCACAATTTGTAACTAACGACATTGGCAATAAATTTTATGATCTAGACTTTTTGCAGTTTAATATAGGATATCCATCACCTACAAAGTTAGCGGAATTTGAAACAACCAGTTCTTGGACATATGAAGAACTAAAAGAAGAGTACTCTCATCCAGTACAAAGAACCTATTTACAATTAGATAATAACCTATTTACTGGCTGGAATAACTATGAGGACATGGCTCAAAGAGCAGAAAAGTATTATGAGTATGATACATCAGATGCATCTATTAGAAGTTATATAACTTTTCAGTATATTGAAACAGGTGCCAATGCGCCACAAGAAGATTTTACAACCGTGCTTCCAGCAAGAGAGGGAGCAATTATTGATATGGACGAATACCCAGATTGGCTATCAACAAAGTTTGAAGTAGTAGACAATACTTTAATTTATCCAACAAAGACTGTTGACTTTAATGATCTTGCTTTGGTATATCATCTTGATTTTAATATTCGTGGCATCTTAAAGAAGCCTATTCAGTTAAGAAGGCTAGAACTTGCATCCCAAGCATTTAATGACAACTCGTTTAATCCAGTCGGCACTAGATTTGGTATCAACATGTTCCCATATACAAGGTCTGGACTATACTATGACTATAAGGCAAAAAACCCATTTAGCATTTATAAAGGAAGCACTCCATATTTATACCTAAATAGAAGTTCTGGCGTAGAGGTGCGTGGAAGTTTTGACCCATTCGTAAGTCGTGGAATGTCAATTCCAGTTAACCAAAATATTGCAGATAATTATAGAATAAGTGCTACGCAAGTTTGGATGCGCTATGACCAAGATGCATTCCCTATTACTCCAACCGAAATCTTTGAGATAAATTACAAGGCAGACACAATTAAGTTTTACATGGTTGCAGATAATCCAGAAGGTACAAGAGCAAGAATATATGCTATGAGCCAAACAACTAATAGTTTATACAATGGCATATCTTATTTCCTAAATGGATCAATCGTAAGAGAGCCAGTATTAACAATTAAAGAATGGGGTGTTCTAGGAATTGCATTTGCAAGTGCTTTAAGTTTTGACCTATACCTTGGCTCTATTAATTTGACTGGTCCTCTTGTATTTAATAATATTGCCTTCTACCAAGCAAATAATCTACAGCAGGTTCAGAGTAATCTTCTTAGACCGTGGCTTAAGGTTCAAACTGACGGTATTACAAGTTTTGACTGGGAATTCTGGCTTAATAGTTTTAACTGGGAAGGAGTTCTTGTTATTTCTGCCTCAGATCTATATGGAGTTTTACCTTCTGACGTTTATAAGACATATATTGGAACAAATAAGATTATTATTGATGATGAAGAGGGCATGGTGTTCGATGCAGAGAAACTTAAGGTCTATAATGACACAACATGGACTATTAGACTCGGAACCCCAGTCTAATCTGGTATACTTTAGTACATGAATCCATTAATTAGTCCAAAAACTGGTAAGCCTATTGTAAGTAATGTCCGTAGACAGGTCATTGAAAAGAAATACAATTGGGGACTTTATGTTTATAAGAAGTCAGATGGCAAATGGTTTACCGACGGAGAAGGCAATATCTTAAACATTGAGTCTACTCGTGGAGATATTCTACAAATTACTAAACTTAAAAATGCTGCAAAGCACTATGGTGATGATGGAGAGGGAGAGGCTGTCTTTGTTCCTGGACTTACCAGAGTTAGCGAAGAAGAGCACTCAGAGCAACTAGATAGAATGATGAACGGACTTATTCCTTCAATGAACGATCTAGGTGCATGGAAAGCAGCCCAAGACACAATGAACAAACATGGAAGAGATGCGTACGAAGCATGAGCGAAGATTACGATTATATTCAAGCAAGTATCAGAACTCAAGAAGAGTCTGAGAATCTATTTAAGACACAAGATCCATTTGGAAAAGACTGGACAATCTTAAAAGACTATGTTGGCATTGATCAAAACTTTAAACGTAGAACCTCAAGAACAGTTTCTAAGGCAACATATGCATACAATTCAGTAGAGCCTTCAACACAATATTTAAATTCTGCAAATGCCGTTCCTGCTGGAGACGGTGCAGAATCAAAGCAAATTAATCCTGGAACGGTATACAGAAATGGATACGGTCTATTTGATGTAATTACACCACCATATAATATGTATGAGTTGGCAAGTTACTATGACACATCTTTTGCAAATCATGCTGCTATTGATGCAAAGGTAGAAAATGTTGTTGGTCTTGGATACCGTTTTGATATTACAGATAGAACAATGTTAAGGTTTGAGACAAACGATGATCAAGGTGCTGTAGATCGTGCACGTCGCAGAATTGAAAGAATGAAACTTGAAATGCGTGAGTGGGTAGAGTCTCTTAATGATGATGACTCATTTACAACAAGCATGGAAAAAGTTTATACAGATCTTCAGGCAACTGGAAATGGATTTTTAGAAGTTGGTAGAACAGTAACTGGAGAAATTGGATATATTGGACACATCCCATCAACAACTGTGCGTGTAAGAAGACTGCGTGATGGCTTTGTTCAGATTATTGGTCAAAAGGTGGTTTACTTCCGCAACTTTGGTGCAACTAATACAAACCCAATGACAACAGATACTCGTCCAAATGAAATTATTCACATCAAGGAATATTCTCCATTAAACACATACTATGGAATTCCTGACATTATTTCAGCGGTATCATCATTAATTGGTGATTCACTTGCTGCTCAATACAATATAGACTACTTCCAAAATAAGGGAGCCCCAAGATATATTATTACAGTCAAGGGTGCAAAACTATCTGCTGATGCAGAAGACAAAATGTTTAGATTCCTTCAGTCTGGACTCAAGGGGCAAAACCATAGAACGCTGTATATCCCACTTCCTGGAGATACAGATAACAACAAGGTTGAGTTCAAGATGGAGCCAGTTGAAACTGCAATTCAGGAAGCATCATTTGAAAGATATAGAAAACAAAATCGTGATGATATTCTTGTAGCACACCAGGTTCCTATTTCAAAACTAGGCGGATCAGATTCAGGCGCTATTGCTGCTGCTATGTCACAGGATAGAACCTTTAAAGAGCAGGTTGCCCGTCCAGCACAGGCACAACTTGAAAAGGTTATTAATAAGATTATTAAAGAAAAGACAGACATTCTTAGTCTTAAGTTTAATGAACTTACACTTACAGATGAGATTGCTCAATCACAAATCATTGAGAGATATGTTAAAACACAAGTTATTACTCCAGATGAGGCTCGTGAATTGATTGACATGCCGCCAAGAGCAGATGGAGAAGGTAATGCTCCGTTCTCTATGACACCAAGACAAGCAACAGATGCAAGAGCAAATCTTGCTGGCAATCGTCAACGGGATGCTGAAAGAACAAACAACTCTTCAGACTCTACAGCAACACTTGAAGGTAGAAATCCACAAGGAGAAGGAAGATCATCTCAATAGTTGAGAAAACCATAAAAAGGTTTGATATAATAATACTGCCATGATTATAAATAAAGCACACTGGGTTACTGAAGGCGACAATGTTCGCTTTTCTATGCCAATCGGCAAGGTAGACCAGGAGCGTAGAATTGTATCAGGTTTTGCAACATTGGACAATATTGACAAGCAAAATGACATTGTTACAACAGAGGCAAGCCTAGAAGCATTTAGAAAATTCCGTGGAAATCTACGTGAGATGCACCAGCCAAGTGCTGTTGGCAAGATTGTTTCATTTAAAGAGGATCGTTATTTTGAGCCTCAATCAAAAAAGTTTTATAGCGGGGTATATGTTTCTGCATATGTCTCAAAGGGTGCACAGGATACCTGGGAAAAGGTACTTGATGGCACACTAACTGGTTTTTCAATCGGTGGCAACATCACAAAGTCAGATGATACCTTTGATGAAAAACTTGATAAATCAGTGCGTATAATTAAAGAGTATGAATTGTTTGAATTATCACTAGTTGATAATCCAGCAAACCAATTTGCTAATGTTATCTCTATTGAAAAAGTAGACGGTAAGAATACAGTTAGTGGATACCTTTCAAAGACAGAAGTTAAAAACGTATTCTGGGATTCAGAGAATGATATTGTATTAATGTCAGAAGATGATTCAGCAGATAGTCCTACTTCTGGTAAGCCTATGAAAAATATTGGTTTTGTTGAAAAATCAGATTCAGAAAATACAGAAAAAATAAAGTTCTTAGTTGATAGTGCAAAAGGCATTAGAACAATTAAGATGACAGAGGAGGAAAATCCTATGACAGAAGAAACAACAATCGTTAACGCACTAGGTGCTGAGACAGTAGAGTTGGTTGAAAATGTTGAGGTTGCTCCAGAGGCTGCAGCAGTTGCTGTAGAAGAGGCTCCAGTAGAAGTTCCTGCAGAGGATACTCCTGCTACAGAGCCAGCAGCAGAAGCAGCACCAGAGGCTGAAGAAGCACCTGTTGTTGAAGAAGCAAATGATTCAGTTGATGCTGTTGTTAATGCAACAGAAGAAGTTGCTAAAGCAGTTTCTTCAATCAATGAAAATCTAACTAATGCCTTGAGCAATCTAGCAGAAACAGTAAAGTCTATGCAGGCCACTGTTGAAGCAATTACAAAGTCCCTTGATGCCGTTACGGGCGAAGTTAAGTCTGTATCAAATGAGGTAAAAGAAGTTAAGGGTTCTTTTAATGAGTTTGGAAAGCGAGTAGATATGGTCGAAAAAGACACCGCTTTCCGCAAGTCTGGCGATCTCGGCGAGATTGTACAGGAGTTTTCGGAAACGAAGACTCAAAAATCCCTATGGGGCGGTCGTTTCCTCAAAACAGCCGACTTATTCCAATAAGTACTATTCACTAGGAGGTGAACAATATGTCGGAACAAGAAATCGTAAAGAACTATCCAGGCTCTCCAACCGTAAGCCACCAACACGCAGGTGATGGTGCTTTCGCATCAGGTGATATTGGCGGAGCAACTGCTACCAGCCCAACCACTTCAAATGTCGGAGCAGAAATGGGAAATATTGCAACAGCGAACTTTGGTGTAACCAACGGTCCTAACGCAATTAATCCAACTGGTACACCTGGAGGTATTCTACTTCCAGAACAGGCTCGTCGCTTCATCGACTACGTGTGGGATGCAACAGTTCTCGCCAAAGATGGTCGTAGAGTTACAATGAGAGCAAACACCATGGAACTTGAAAAAGTTAACGTTGGTGAGCGTGTAATCCGTGCTGCTGCACAGGCAAGCAATGATTATACAAACGCAGGTGCAACATTTACAAAGGTAGAGTTAACAACCAAGAAGATTCGTCTTGACTGGGAAGTATCTACAGAAGCACTTGAAGATAATATTGAAGGCGGAGCGCTTGAAGATCATCTAGTTCGCTTGATGACAAACGCATTTGCTAACGATATCGAAGACCTTGCTATTAATGGCGATGGTTCAACTGGAAACTTCCTTTCAATCATGGAAGGTTTCGTACACAAGGTAGAGAATGATGGCGATGCTCACGAAGCACTCGTTACTGTTACTGATGATAACTGGACAACTGAAGTAATGCAGGATATTATCCTTGCAATGCCACGTAAGTATCGTGCACTAAAGCAGAACCTAAAGTTCTACGCTGGTACAGATGCATTCCAAGGTATCGTAAAGAACAACGGAACACTTGCTGATGCTATCGCAGAAGCATTTGCTCCTCGTGCTGCAGGTACAGAGCGCAACCGTCAGGCATACCTTGATGGACAGGCACAGACATTCGGCGGAGCACGTACAACACGTGTTCTTGGAATTGACGTACAAGAAGTCCCTTACTACCCAGCAGATTATGTCGACTTGACATTCCCTGCTAACCGTATTTGGGGATTCCAGAGAGATATCACTGTAAACCGTGAATACAAGCCAAAGAAGGATACAATTGAATACACAGTATTCGTCCGCTTTGGTCTACAGTGGGAAGAACTTGATGCGGTTGCTTATGCAGACGCAGCATCAGATCCTACTGCATAATAGTTTATAAAAAACTAAACGATAGGGAGGACAGGTCAAACTGTCCTCCTTTATCAATTAAGGAGCATTATGTCTTATCCAGGAAGTCCAACAGTTCCACACCAACATGATGGTGATGGCGCTATTGCAGTAGGCGGGGTAGGCGGGGCAATCATAATGGGTCCAAGTGGTATGATTACACAAAATAATGTTTTAGGAAATATACCAACACCAATATTTGGTGATAATATAACAATTTCTGGAACACCAAGCGGTATTAAAAGACCACAAACATTGAGAGCAAGTAGAAGATAAGTTATCTCTGATATAATAGCAGTGGAGGATAAGATGGCAACAACAGTAGAAGTAGTAGAAAAATTTAGTAAGAAAACAGTACCACAACTAAAAGCCTATGCAAAAAAGAACAATATTGATCTATATGGAACAAGCACAAAAGAAGAAATGCTAGAGGCTATTTTGCCTTTTGTACCAAGAAAAGATGTAGAAGAAGTAAAAGAAACAAAAAAAGCAGAAGGACCAAAAGAACAAAAAGAAGCGCTAGAGTTTCCAACAGACAAGATGGCTTTGTATTCAGAGCGAAATCTTCATTGGAACGGTGTGGGTGCCCTTGAAAAAGGATATAACATTGTCACAAAGGAGGCATCCGTTAAGTGGCTAAATCATAAGGCAGTTCGTGAAGCATCGCCTAAAGAAGTAGCCAGACATTACGGTAAGATTTAATGCAGATTTTACGTTTACCACCATACCCATTAACCATCTCTTATGATGTGCTTTTACCAAATACTGACTACATCCTTGTTATCAATCAAAGCACAAGAAATGTAAATGATGTTACAGAAACTATTGTTTCTACTGCTGGATCAAAACTAGAATACACTCTTCCAGACCAGTTTAATTCTTATGATGAGTCTTACTATTTGGCTATCTATGAAGCGGTCTATTCAACTGGCTCTGAATTTCCAGAAGAAGGAGATCTTGTTGTTGAGGATAATCTAGAAATTATGCGTCCTTATGTAAACCCTACAAAACTAGCACAAAGTTTAGGCTTTACTACAGCAACAGAAATTGCACAATACTTACAATATGAAAACTTAGCACGAGCAATCATTGATTCTATAGTTCCAGGAGGCTTCTACTATGAGCGTTCATGGTATGAAACAAATGGTAATGGAACAGACTATCTTGGCATCTGGGATAGAGTATATAAAATTTTAAAGGCATATGAAAACAATGAACTTGTCTGGGATTCAACACAAGATCCTGCAGCATTGTTTGAGTGGAGTTATCTATTAACAAAAGACAAGACAGCAATTATTAAAGAGTGGAATCAGCAAATGACTGATTCATATGTTAGAGCAGTTGGAACACCAAAGGGTGTACCACTTGGAGAGTCAGATTCAATTTATCTTTACGATACAGAAGATAGCCCCGTAACACTAGCAGTAGCCGCAGGAGTAACATTTCCAGTAACATTTAACTATCTATTCTCGCTTGAAACTGGGTACAAGGTAGTTCCTTATGATATTCAAGATGCCGCAACAATGCTTATTGATGACATTAAATGTGGCAAAATGGAATACCACAAGAGATATATTCTTGATTATTCTACAGACCAATACAAGATTAAGATTGACAAGTCTGCACTTAGCGGAACAGGCAATATCCTAGTAGACAAAATCCTAGAAAAGTATATTACGAACTTTGGCACACCTGGAGTTTTATAATGGCTGAGTGCGAGGCAACAGACTTTATCTACCCAATGAAAGCAGATATTTACTATCCAATAATTACACAAAACAATTATGGACAAGCAAATAAAGAATGGGTATTTGATAGAACTATTATTTGCAACGCAACAACTATAGGTGGCGCAGGAGATGTAGAATTAAAACCAGATGTATTTTTACAGTATGATGGTAAACTTATTGCAAGATCAAAATCAGACATAAGAACATCTTCTAATAATGCAGAAAATGCAATTACAAACATACTAGTTACAAACATTAGAAGCGCAAGCGATATAGTGTTTTATAAAGAAACAGCAGGCCCAAGAACTGGCCGTGGAACTATCTATGAAATAGGAACTTTTGAGCCTTTTATTGGTCCATTTGGAGAAATAGAATATTATAAAATGCTCTGGCGCAGAACAGAGAACCAGACAGTTGGTGACTAGTGAGAGTCTCCATACAGACCAACAACTTTGAAAAAGAACTTCTTAATATTGCTAACTACTCTTTGGGTTTTTTAGAGGGTGCTCAAAAAGGTAAAAAAGTATTTTTAGATAATCTTGGTAGAGGAGTTATCTTTGCACTAGGACAATACGTAGATGTTGAAGCAAGAGCAAATAAAGAAGCACTACACCACGTATATGAGTGGTATCAAACAGGAAGTCCCCAAGCAAGATTATTTGACATAACGTACACTGTTAGCAACCTAGGCCTTTCTCTTAATTCTACTTTTAGACAATCAAGAACTATACAGCAAGATGCAACTACTCCATTTTACAATAAAGCAAAAATAATGGAAAATGGAATACCCGTAGTTATTCGACCAAAGAAAAACTCAGTATTAAGATTTTATCAAGGTGGAGAGACTGTCTTTACTTCAAAGCCAGTTACAGTAAGAAATCCTGGAGGCAATCAGGTTGAAGGATCTTTTGAAAGAATTTTTGATGAATTTATGACAAGATACTTTACTCAAGCATTTTTAAGAGCAAGCGGTATCTCTGATTATATAAGCAATCCAGTTATATACAAAAAGAATCTTCCAGCAGGGGCAAAACAGGGTAGACCAAAGGGTGTATCTACTGGGTATAAATGGATTACAAATGCAAAGATTGAGGTAGAATAAGAATATGGAAAATGTATTAACAACAGGGTTTCCCCCAACATTTATTAATCACTATATTGTTGGTCAGTTGAACAGATTTGGAATACTGGGAAACACAGAGATGGTTCAGAGCCCAGAGCAAATGGTGCCCATTTTTCCAACTAGTCCAACAAACATAGAGGATGTATTTAAAAACTATATAGCCCCACCTGGCGTATCAGATCCATTATTGATTCAATATGAAAGATTAGTTAGATTTAGACCAAGTGCATTTTATAGAAATAAAAGAGAACAGGTAGTTTACTATTTATATTGCACAAACTTTAGCAAAATAACAGATGCTCATAGAATTATTACAGACTCTCTTGATAGAGAAGATTCAGCAGCACAGGACGTAAATGCCTGGTGCTCCGACCCAGATACAGCAATAAACCCGTTTAACGTCTACTTTCACAATATTCGGGTATACCAGGCTGACGAGACAAGGGATATCCTAGAACTGGCCTCAGCCAGAACGGTATATGCAAATAAACTAGTTATTGAGTACGACTACCACACAATAGACGATATTGAAGTCAATGGCGTAGTCTACACAAACCCATACACTTAAAAATGCTGTTATACTTATTTTGAGGAAACACCCCAACAACTTAATATAGATTCTATTGAAAGTAGAGGTGAAAAAATATGGCATACACTCGTGGTACGTCTACTAACATTATTGTTGGTGCTGCAGCGCTTTTCGTCGCAGACACAACACTAACTGCTGGAACCCTACCTGCTTATGTGGGATCCGAGTCATACAGAGAGACAATCGCTGATGATTCTGATTTTACTAACGTAGGTTATACAATGAACGGCCTTGAATTGCAGTTCCAACCAGACTTCGGCGAAGTACAGGTTGACCAACTTCTTGACGTTGCTAAGTTATACAAGCAGGGAATGCAAGTGAACATGGCAACGGCTTTTGCTGAAGCAACACTTGAGAACCTTCTTCTTGCACTTGCTTACAACTCTGATCAGTTGTCAGGCACAAAGAGCACATCTAACGGACAGGCACTTGACCTATCCGCAGGCGATATTGGCGAATGTCCAGTAGAGCGTGGAATTATTGCTGTAGGTCCAGGTACAGGTGACTGTGCGGACTCAGCATACGTAGAGCGTGTTTACAGCGCATACCGTGCACTCTCAATTGAGAATGTAACAGTATCTGCAAAGCGTGATGAGGCTTCAATGTTTGAAGTATCATTCCGTCTCCTACCAGAGGACACATCTGGTTCATACGGTAAGATCGTAGATCGTACCTGGACACCAGCAACATAATCTAGTTTTAGATTAATAACAGGCCCATCCCTTCGGGGGTGGGCTTTGTTGTTTGTGATAGAATAGATAGAATGGCTACAGAAATATATAATAAAGGTAATATTTATTTAATTGATGGAACAGAATTAGAAATTATCCCATTAAAGATTAAATATTTAAGAGAGTTTATGGTAGAGTTTGAAGGCATCAAGGATGCTTCAGACGATGATGAGGCTATTGAAGTTTTGTCAAAATGTGTCGGTATTTGTATGAAACAATACTATCCAGAAATAGCAAATACAGTAGAAGATAACCTTGACCTACCTACAATATATAAAGTTATAGATATTGCTGCTGGTATTAAGATAAATAAAAAATCAGAGGAACCAGTAAAAGAACAAGCAAAGACTAGTGGTTCTACCTGGGATGATCTTGATTTAGCAAAACTAGAGGCAGAAGTATTTATATTAGGAATTTGGAAAGACTATAAAGAACTAGAAGAGTCTTTATCTATGCCAGAATTAATGGTTACTCTTTCTAGTAAAAGAGAATTAGATTATGAAGAAAAAAAGTTTTTGGCAGCAATTCAGGGGGTAGATCTAGATGGTGCTACTAATTCTGATAAAGGTCAAAAAGAATGGGAAGACATGAAGGCTAGGGTATTTAGTGGTGGTGCTACTTCTGACAGCAACGATGTATTATCACTTCAAGGACAAAATGCTAAAAAGGCTGGATTTGGCATCGGTATGGGTCTTGATTATGAAGATGCAAGAGATCCATCCCTTATGAAAAATTAGCCTATTCATGCTATAATTAAGGTTAACCTAAAATAGGAGGCAAAATGGCAACAACAAAGTATGAGGCTCAAAAACTCACACTTATGGATGGTACAGAAATCTCTGTTCGTCCTTTAAAAATCTCTCTACTTCGTCCATTCATGGCAAAGTTTGAGGGCGTTGCGGCGGTGGCGGATAATAATGAGAAGTCAATGACACTTCTTGTTGAATGTGTTCAGATTGCTATGAAGCAGTATAAGCCAGAACTAGCCGATGACATTGAGAAACTAGAAGAAGTTCTAGATTTACCAACTGTCTACAAGATCGTAGAAGCAGCATCAGGTACAACACTTGCTGCAGACTCTAACGATTAATAACAAAAACTAAAAAGCGAGGTGTAACTAGATGGCTGATGTTAATGCTAATATTGGCGTTAATATTGATACGTCTGCAGCGTTAGCCCAACTAAAGGCTTTACAACGTCAGATATCTCAGTTTCATACATCTATCGCTAAAAGCAGTGAAACTGCTGCATTGGCGCAGAGGGATCTGCAGAAAAACTTTCTTAATAGCGTAAATGCTATTGGAGCGTTCTCTGCAGAACTCCGCACCGTAAAAACAACTGCTGAGTCTTTTACTGATTCACTTCAAAAAAACAAGTTCTCAATGCGAGAATATTTCCGCTTTGCAGGCGGTGCAACAAAAACATTTGGAAAATTATTTAAATCTGAGTTTGACACAATAGGCAAGGTAGCAGATGATCGTGTCAAGAGACTTCAGACTCAGTACATAAAATTAGGTCGTGATACAAGCGGTGTAATGAAGGCAATTGCCATTATGCCTAACCAACTTGATATGAGTAATTTTTCTACTCAATCACAAATTGCAGCACAGAAACAAGCAATATTTAATCAATTAGTTAAACAAGGATCTACAAATCTTTTAAACTTTGGTAAGAATACCCAGTGGGCTGGCCGCCAGTTAATGGTTGGCTTTACGCTACCACTAGCCACTTTGGGAACGGTAGCAACACGTACTTTCATGGAGATGGAAGCACAAACAATAAAATTTAGAAAAGTCTATGGTGATTTATTTACACCAACAGAAGAAACAAACCAAGCACTTGATAATATTACAGCACTTGGCCAGATGTTTACAAAATATGGTGTGGCTGTTTCTCAAACAGTTGGCCTTGCAGCAGAGGCTGCAGCAGCAGGTTTTTCTGGAGTTGACCTACAGCGTCAAACAACAGAAGCAACAAGGCTTTCCGTTCTTGGACAAATTGATTCCAATAAAGCACTTGAAACAACAATTTCATTGCAAAATGCATTTAAGATGTCTTCTGAAAACCTTGCATCATCTATTGATTTCTTAAACGCAGTAGAAAACCAAACAGTAGTATCTCTTGATGATATTACAACTGCAATTCCAAAGGTTGCTCCAGTTATCCAGCAACTAGGTGGAGATGTAAAAGACTTAGCATTCTTTATGGCTGCAATGAAAGAAGGTGGAATTAATGCATCAGAAGGTGCTAACGCACTTAAGTCTGGTCTTGCAGCATTAATTAATCCAACCACAAAAGCATCTGCAATGCTTGCAGGTTATGGAATAAATATAGACAAAATTATTGAAGGAAATCAGGGAGATCTAAAAACAACTGTTGTTGAGTTTGCTCAAGCACTTGATACACTTGATCCACTTACCCGTGCAAGAGCAATTGAACAACTATTTGGTAAGTTCCAGTTTGCTCGTCTTTCAACTTTGTTTGATAACGTAACAAATCAAAGCGGTCAGGCAGCCCGTGTACTTGAACTAGCAGGAACATCTATTGAAGATCTTTCAGCCTTATCTGAAAAAGAATTGGGCATGACTGCAGATTCTGCAATGAATAAGTTTAGAAAGTCTGTTGAAGATTTAAAACTTTCACTTGTTCCAGTAGGACAAACATTCTTACAAGCAGTAACACCAATTGTTGAATTTATTGGCGGAATACTTGAAAGATTTAACAACCTATCTGATGGTGTAAAGAAAGCAATCGTAGTACTAACTGTAGCAATTGGAGCAATTGGACCTATTGCACTTATGACATTTGGTTTGCTTGCAAATGGTTTGGCAAATATTGTTAAAGGCGCACTTGTATTACGTAATGGATATTTAAGATTAACTGGACAAACTCAAATACTTGGTGAACAAACAGAGTATTTAACAATGGAGCAGATTGATGCAGCAGCAGCATCTCACTCACTAGATCAGTCACACGCAAGACTAACTCAAACATTCACTGCTGAGTCAAGTGCGGTTACTCAACTTATTGCCGCATATCAACAGGCTACAGTTGCAGCAGCAAAGTTTGCAGCAATCAACCCTGGATTGATGAGACCACCTGGTGCTCCAACAAAGAGAGCAAAGGGAAAACCTATAGTAGTCGGCGGTAGCGGAAACCAAGACACAGAATTAGCATTACTCACACCTGGAGAAACAGTAATTCCAGCAGAGATGTCAAAGAGATATGGTGCTTTAATCAATGGAATGATTGCTGGCAATATTCCTGGATATAGAAGAGGGCTTGGTTCTGGAGACGCAGAATTTGCACAATCTATTGCTGGTGTTGCTCCACAAAGAAGCCAAGCAGGAGTTCAGGCTTTCTTAGAAAGAGAACTTAAGGCTGTTCCAGAACAACTTGTTCAAGACTTTAAAGACTTAGTTACAACAATTTCTCAAGAAGTAAAACTTTCAGAAACAGCACTAAAAGAAAGACTAAAAGCATTTAGAGCACAATACAATGCAAATATTGGGCAACAAGAAGAATTACAGTTTGCACATCTAGATACTGGCAGAAGAGTAAAGGCTGGAGAACTACAGTCAAGTGGAGCAGTAGTTGACCCAAGAACTCAGGCAAGACTAAGAGAATTTGTAGATGCAGCAGGTGCAGACGCTCTAGTTGATCTTAAAACTGGATTTGGTGTAGAGTTAACTGGATTCTTGAACAATGCAATGCAGGGTGCTGGTGCAAGCCTAGAAGATGCCATCAATGACTTTAAGATTGGTGGTGTTGATAAGTTCCGCAAATCAGTTGAAATTGGCGGCGGCAACATGGAAGATTTAGGTCCAGAGTTAGCAGCCTTTGACGCAAGGTTCCAACAAAATTTAGAAGAAGCATATAGCCAAGGCGCAAGAATAATTGTAGATAGCCAAGCACAAATTGAGCAAATGAGACAAGAGGCTCTTGTTAAGGGTGAAACATTTGATGACACAATTTATGTTGCAATGGATACTGTTGCAGAACAAACAAGACAAAATGTTCTTGAATTAGGATCAGGTCTTGAGGCTGTATTCCAAGAAGCAATGAATACAATTACAGAAATAAGATTTCAAGGATTAACTCCAGAACAACAGGCAGGATTGCCAGCAGGATATGGTAGAGGTTCCAAGGGCGGAAGAGTAACTCCTGGTGGAACTGGAACATTTAGAAAACGTGGTGGAGTTGGATCATTTGCAAATGCTCCACTTGCACAAGAAAGCGTAGCAAATGTTGACGCAGCAATTATGGCAACTGCACAAGCAGCAGGCACACAATCTCCATCAAAAAAGACAATTCCAATTGGAGAAGACATTGCTCGTGGACTTCAAGTTGGTATGGCAAATCAGAAAGATGAAGTTGCAGCCTCTGGACAAGCATTAGGCACTGCAGCAGTTTCTGGAACACAGAGCGGTAGAAGAGCAGCATTTAGAGCACAAGGACCAGCAGGAACAGATACTTTAACACAAAGTGGTGGACCAAGAGTTAGAAGAAGAGCCGATAGACCACAGGCACCTGCTGACCTTACTTTAGAGCAAGCACGTCAATCAGCAATATCTCCAGCAATGAAAGATGCAATAGATAAAGAAGTAACAGCAAGAAAAACATCCGCACAAAAAATTGACTCTATGAATAGGGGTCTTATGGCTGGAACCTTTGCACTAACATCCCTTGCTGGTGCTGGATCTATGGCAGGCGGAACAATAGGAAATCTTTCTCAACAAGTAATGAAATTTTCAGGATTACTATTTGCATTAATGTCTGTTACACAATTGCTAACACAGGCAAAAGTTGCACAGTTAGTAGCAACAAGGGCAACCACGGTTGCAACAGCAATGGGTGGTACTGGATTTAAATCTTTGTTTAGTCGTGGCGGAGGGCTTTTAGGATTTGGCAAAAATCTTTTAACTGCTGGTAAATTCTTATTACGTTTTGCTGGACCAATTGGACTTGTAACAACAGGACTTATTGGGCTTTACTCTATAACTAAAATGATAAATGCAGCAAGAGAAAAAGAAAGACAAAAACTAGAGGCATTTTCAGATGTAATAACAGTAAGTACTGATAAATTAAAATTTTTATCAGAGCAATTTAATTTTGTTCCAGTTAAAGGCTCTTTAGAAACTTTTGGCAAAGACCTTGAAAGAACATCTGTAGTTGTTAGAAGTGCAAGAGAAGAATTAAAGGCATCCGAAGGGTTCCAAGAAACATACGGACAGAACATAGAACAAGTTCGTGGAATGTCAGACCAACAGGCAGAAACTGCTCTATCATTTATGGGGCTTGACCTAATTTCTCAGGGTATGGCAAAAGAACAAGTTCAACTACTTATAGATACCATTAAAGAAGAAGCAGGAAAGAAAGACCTAAAGTTTGATTTTAAGAAACTTACTTTTGATGAAAAAGGCTTAAAGGGATTAAACTCTCAATTTGATGTATCTATAAAAGAGTTTGCAAATACAGCAAAAAATGGTTTTGAGAAAGTTTTTCAACAAGTAGCAGTTGGAGAAGGACGTGCTGCAAGATTACAAATTGTTGAAAGATTAGTTCCAAATGCAGAAGCAAAAGCAGCAATTAAAAATGCTGGAGCATTGATTGGGTCTTATGCGGAAAGTTTAAATAGATTAGTAACAAGTGGATCAATAGAAGCAGAAGAATTTACTAAAGTAACAGACAATATGTTTGCTAGTATTGCTGAATCAGCACCCGATGCATCACTACAAATTAGAATTTTTAATGCAACATTAAATGCAATAGATCCAGCACTTGCTAAAATAGTAAAGGGTGTTAAAGATTTAAAGGATAATCAACTACTACTTAAATCTGCAATTGCTGGCGTATCTGCTAATTTAATTGCTAACGCAGCACTAGCATTTAGAACAGCAGAGGCACTGAATAAAGTTGCAGAGGCAAACCTTAAAGCATTTGGAGTAAAAGATGTTACCGCCGATCAAGCAGCAACAAGAGGTTTTGCTAATAGCAATAGCGTAAATGCTAGAAAATTATTAAATGATGCAATTAAAGAATCAATTGAACTTCAAAAAGAATTAAATAAAGTTCAAGGAAAAATTGGCGGAGATGGTTCGGGCACAGGAAAATCTCCATTCCAGTTAGCAATTGAACAACTTGAAAAACAACAGTTAGAATTAAAAAATACAAAAAAGGCTTATGACATTCTTACAGAGGCTGGATTTGATGCAGCCACAGCAACAAAGTATGCCAGCGATTCTGTTATTGCCCTTGGACTTGCAACAGGTAAAATCAGCACAACACAACTTGAGCAAGTTAAAACCCTTATGGAAGATATTGAAAAACGTGCAGGATCTGAAGCAATAAAGAATTTCTTAGATTCACTAAGAACAGAAACTAATTTAAAAGAAAATTTCTTGGGAATTGCTCCTAGTATTCTTGCAATGGGCGGAACGTTAAAAGATGTTGAAAACATACTTGGTAATCCAACACTAATGCAATCTTTTGTAGATCCTCTTGCTACAGCAGAAATAAAAACAAAAAGAATAAAAGACTATTTAGATGCTATAAGAACTGGTGAAGCAATTGATATAAAGATTGATTTTTTAATTAATCCAGATAAGGCAAAAGAAGAACTAAAGAAAAAAGCAGACGAACTATTTGGATTCCTTGAAAGAGCAGCACAACGTGAGTATAAGCCAAAGATTATTAATGCAGAAAAAGAAGTTAAAAATGCACAGGACGCAGTTGATAAGATTCAAGTAAGAATTGATGCTATTCAAGATAAAATTGATTTAGAACAACGCAACCTTGAAACTGGTATTACTAGAAAAATTGAACAATATCAAGAACAAGTAAGTGATCTTCAAAGAACAATTGAGATTCAGTTTGACAGACCAATTGAAGCAATTCAAAATGAAATAAGTGCACTTGAGCGTGGTATAGAACTAGACTTTGAAAGACCATTGTCTGCTTTACAAGAAACATCCTCTGACCTATCTAATGATTTAACATTAATAGATAAGCAGGCTGAATCTATAAATCAAAAATATGATGCACAAGCAAAAGCCCTTGAAGATGTTGCAAATATTAATCAACAAATACTTGGTCAGCAAAAACAACAAATCAGCCTTGCAGATGCATTAAGCCAGGGCGATATATCTGCTGCAGCGCAAATAGCACAAGAGTCAAGGGCCTCATCAGCAGAAGCATCCTCTGCCAATGCACAGAATACTCTGCAGGCTGCTAGACAACTAGAACTGGATAGACTTAGAAACGTTGCTGGACTTACAAGAAAACAAATAGAAGAAGCACAGTTTAAAATTGGTCAGCAGACATTTGCGATTGAAGAACAACGTGAAGCGGTACAGGCAAGAATACAAATTAAACAAGATCAAATTTTTGCATTAGAGCAGGCAAGACAAACAAACCTTATACAGATAAAGGGTATTGAAGATTCAATCTATATTCTTGAAGAACAACGTGAGGCAGTTCTTTTAACTATTCGTGGATATGAAGATGAAATCTATAACATAAAAGTTAAAGAACTTGAGCCAGCCCTGGCTCTTTTAGAAACAGCACAAAATAATCTTCAAGTAATAAAAGATGAACTACAAGCAAGACTTGATAACATTGAGGCACAAAGAGATGCTTGGCAGGCTGCAGCAGATGCAGAGATGGCTGCAAAAATTCTTGCTGGAGAATACAATGATGTATTATTAAAAACAATTGAATATCTTAATAATATTTTAGACCTATGGAAAAAAATTGCTGCAGCATCTAAGGTTGACGGCGGCGGTGGTCCCACAAGCAGTGGCGGTGTTACTACTACTAAAACTGTTCAAAAATCTGTTGCTTATTCAACTTGTCCTTCGGGAAAGGGATTGTATATAGAGACTTATGTAGATGGAAAATTAACTTCATCTAAATTTTCTGCCTGCGTTACTGACACAACTGATACTACAAAAACAGAAGATCCTATTACACAAGCAGTTAATGATGCAATAAAATTAAATCCAGGAAATGGGCCAGATGCTTTATATGATCAAAAATTAGCAAAACAAGCAGCAGAAAATTTGTTATTAGTATCAAAAATAAATCCAAGCGCTTTGGCAGCACAAGAAAGTGGTGCAATTGGTGCAGCATCTATCGCGGCACAATTTACGGCAGCCAAAGCAGCGGCAAATCAGGCTTCAGCGCTATCTAACTTTAGAGCAAAAGAAGCCGCAGATGCTGCCGCTGATGCTAGGGCTGCTGCCGCTGCTGCCACTAAAGGTAGAGTTGGAAGAAAGTATGGCGGAATGATTCCTAAGTACCTTGCTTCTGGAGGATTTCCTAGAGGAACCGACACAATACCAGCAATGTTATCTCCAGGAGAATTTGTAATGAGTAAGTATGCTGTTAATTCATATGGTGTTGACAAAATGAAAGCAATTAATTCTGGCTCTTACGAGGGCGAAAAGGTGTATAATTATAATCTAAGTGTTAATGTTAAATCTGATGCAGATCCTGACGATATTGCACGGGTAGTTATGACACAAATTAGACAAATTGACTCACAAAGAATTAGGACACAAAGGGCATAATGGCAACTGCAGCGTATATAACAGGTAGAAAGCGCTACCAAAGACCACAGGCAGTATTATGGTCAAACAACCCTGGAACCCTCTCAGGAGGCCTGTACGTGCCCAATGGCTTTGAAGTAGGAGCAAGTGTACCTGCAGAGACAGACCCAGATTTAATTGACCAATTTTTAATTTTATCAGATCACAATCGTGGAGAAATCACTATTAATTCTGAGAGACTTGAACAACGTCAAAGAACAATTAATGGTCGTATGCGCTCTTATCACATTGCAGATAAATTAAAATTTAATTGGTCTTGGTCTATGTTGCCATCTCGTGCATTTTATCAAAATGCTGCATTTAATACAACAACTGGCAAATCTCCATATCAAAATATTACACAAGAATTTACATCAGATGGTGGAGCAGGCGGAGTAGAAATTTTAGACTGGTATCAAAACCATAAAGGACCATTCTGGATGTATCTAGCATATGATAAATATTCTAATTTTGGTGATGATAATGCAGCCTTTGGACATCTTGCACAATACAATCAAATAGTTCAAGTATATTTTGCTGATTTTAATTATTCAATAGTAAAACGTGGTGGAAATAACTTTGACCTCTGGAATATTTCGGTAACACTGGAAGAGGTCTAAAATGTTTGTTAGTGAAGCATTAAAGACACATCTAGAAACATCTGCAACAATAAGACTTCAGTCATTAGTATTGGCTGAATGGAATATGAATATGCCAGATAATCTACAAAAGGTTGGTAATTATAGATACCGACCAACAGATGTTACATCTCAATATTTTACTTTGCCCATTAGTTTTGATTTACTTGATCAGGGCAACTACTACACTGGCGCAACAGATGCAGATGTAGTAATTGATGGTGGTTTTACAAATAGCAATGTTCCACAACAATTTACATTGCAAAAAGATAAAATGAAAATGATTTATTCTTTAGAAGATTGCACAAAACCATTTAGACCAAGATCTGGAATTAACAAGCCACTTTATTTTTCTGGTAGATATATAGCAAACTCTGGTGCAGATATGGCAGAAAGACCAAGATACTACATGCCATCTCGCTATGATGAGTTTAGATATTGGACTTCTTACAGAACAGAAGATAATTTTGAGCGTGGTATTGCAAACAACATATCTAATGGTCTTAATTACATAGACGATGCTGTTCCATTTGTTGTTTATAAAACACAGGTTCCAGCAAACAGACTTATTGTAAAAATGCAAACAAACACTGGTTCTGTTGACCTTGGTCCATTTGCTACAAGCACTGGCCCAATTGATGATCCCTTGTTTGGAGATGCAAATAAAACAACTCCATCAAGATGGAAAGTTCAATATTTAAATGATAATAACTGGGTAGATGCTTACTCATTTAATGAAACAGACACTAGACCAGATGGATCACCAATTATTGGTCCAGATGGTTATGTTGAAATAGAATATGGACTTATAGTTCCAGAACAATACAGAGATATTTTTGTTTATGCTGAAACACTAGCATCTGTAACACTAAGACCAGATGCTGCACCGATTGGCTATTCGTACCTTGTAATTCCAACTTCGGGAGATCAAGGAACATTTTATATTTATACTGGCACAGGCGAAGATGATGGCTACGATTCCTTTGTGCCAGAATATGGATGGACGCTAGGTTCAGAAACAATAACAAATCAAACAAACTTTGTAACAGACTTAACCTCTCCAGAGCAGTTTACAGACGAAGTTAATGGACAAACAGTTTACAGAGAGTTTGAATATGTTCAGGGTATTAGAGTTGTAGTAGACATAATGAATAAGTTTGACTCTACATTTGACCTAATTGAAATGTCACCAAGACTAGTTGTTGATATATCTGATAAGGTAATTGATTTTAATATTACAAAAACATTGTCTGATATTGGTGTAACATCTTTACCAGTCGGACAACTACTAGCATCAACTGGGTCACTATCAATCTTTGATGACGATCAGGCCTTTAATTCTTATAATACTACAAGTATTGTTGCAGACTATATTAGAAAAAATATTAAGTTTAACTTTTATGAAGTCATAGTAGATGTTGATGGCTTTGATTACTATGTTCCAATCAAGACATTATACTCAGAGGGTATGCCACAGGCAAATGTAACCGCTGGAACCATTGATATTACTTTACGTGACCTATATTTTTTCTTAGAATCAATGCCAGCACCAAGACTTTTAATGACAGAAACATCTTTAAGCATGGCTATTGTTACGTTGCTAGACTATATTGGTTTTAGCAATTATTCTTTTAGAAGATTAGATACCGAGTCTGACCCAGTAATTCCATATTTTTTTGTTGCACCAGATCAAAATGTTGCAGAGGTTTTAAACCAACTAGCAATTGCAACTCAAAGTGCAATGTTCTTTGATGAATTTAATAACTTCATTGTAATGAGCAAAAACTATTTAATGCCAGATACAGATGAGCGACCAACAGACTTTGTGCTATCTGGAACTAATAACCAGACAGATTCGGGGGTAGTTGAAAATGCTACATCTGGAAACTTACCAAATATAATTAGTATAGCCTCAGAAGATAAAAAGGTATATAACGGAGGAAATATATCCTATACCGCAAGATATATCCAAAGATCATATGGAAGTATTAGACAAGCAAATATGGTTGATAGAGATAAGACTTGGATTTATAAGCCTGCGCTCTTATGGGAAGTTGCTGGAACAGAAAATACTAAAACTATTAATGAGGTTGCCTCTAAGCAGGGCAAGTATGTTCTTGGAGCAATGCCTCTCAATTCTGACTTAACAGGATCTTTGCCAGTTGTTCAAAACGGTATAGTTATAAATAACGTTATGGACATAGGAGAAAACGTCTATTGGTTAACAAGATATCAAGGATACTTTTATTCTGGTGGAGAAGTAATAAGATATGATGCTGCAGAATTTAATATAACTGGAACTGGAAATGTTTGGATTAGCAGTAATCAAGAGTATCAAAAATACTTTTCATCAATACCTTTTAATGGAAAAATATATCCAACAGGACTAGTAAGGATATTTTCAACACCATACTATGAAACTGTTGATGGAATAAACAGACTACAACCTGGAGCAGTATATGAGCATGGCAGAGGTCAGTTTGGTACACCAGTAGTTGCCCACACTGCTGGAATTAATCAATATTGGTCAGACAACTCCTACGTTCGTGGCTGTGATATGCAAACACAATACTTGTTTACAACAACTTTAGATCAAAATCTTTCTGTACCCGCAACAACACTAGGGGCCGCTGGAGTAAATAACACGCTTGCAAGACAAACCACAAGAAATGGTATTATTAAAAATTTTATGTCAACTAGTTATTTGACAGAAACAGATGTAAATAGTCTTAAGTCTACACAGACAGGAACTATTCAATCTTCAGCCCTTGTAATGAATGGTCCATCTTTTAAAACTACAGAGGTTCCAATTAACTTTGTGTCATATCAATACAAACAACTTGATAATGCATATAGAAGTTTTGGTGCAAGAATGAGAATTGTTGGAAAGATTGAAAACAACGAAACCCGTGGACAGACACCTATCGGTAGCATATCTTACTACCAAGTAAATAGTGCACAGACAAATCAAAATGTCAGCATAGGTGGTGGCTCTGGTGGTTTAGCAATCATGCTTAATCCAGAAACAAACAACGGATACTATTTTGAAATTGTTGCCCTAACAGAAACAAATGTTGAGTCTTACTTAAAACTTGATCCAACTGGACAAGCAGAAGTAAACATTAACAACGTTGTTTTTTACAAAGTTAAGAAAGATGCATCAAATAATAATGCTATTCCAGTTAAACTTTGGGGTGGTCTAACAAGCATCATTGTTGACGACGGTAGATTTACTGGACAGTATAGACTTTCTGGAGAAGACAAGCCAACCGTGTATGATTTAGCAGTAGAGTATCAAAATATTGGAACTCTGCGTAGATTCTATTTATACATTAATAACAAGTTAATTAAGATTGTTGACGATCCAGATCCACTACCAGTTTATAACAATATTGCTCTTTTTGTTAGAGGATCTTCCAGAGTAATGTTTGAAAACCTATATGCCATAACAAATAACTATTCACAAAATACCGTATCTGTAGTAGGAGAAACCCTTTCTGATGTATTTGGAGATAGTGAAATTGACGCAAATGAATCATTTAGAAAATATGCAATAAGTGGTTTAGTTCAGGGAACATATCTTACGGGAATAAGTTCAGAACAACCACCAAAATATAACATGTATTTTGAAGAGTTTGGTTCTATTATGCGTGAATGTGCTTACTTTGATGTTAAGTATGATCGTTCCTACCCCGCACTATACGCACAACTATCTCCAACATTTAACAGAATCAAAGGCTATACAGTCTCTGGTTTCCAAGCAGACTCATATGGAGCAGAGTTCTTAATCTTTAATGCCTCTGACACTGCTCTCAATCTTGATGAAACAACTGGCAACTATCTAAGAATTCAGGGTATTACATTTACACAAGATACTTCTTATCAATTAACCGTAGATGAATACTTTAAGAAACAAGGAAATCTATCAGATCCAGAACTACAGGGAAGCACACTAATAACATCTCCTCTTGTAGAAAAAGCAAAGTATGATGAGATTAAACTAAGTAGATTGATCTATGGAAAGAATGATTTTTCAATTGAAACACCTTACATTCAAAGCCAGGATGATGCAAATGAATTAATGGGTTGGATTATTAACAAAGTAATGCGTCCTAAGAAATCAATTGGTATTAACCTGTTTTCTATTCCAACATTACAACTAGGAGACATTGTTACAATTGATTATAAAAATAGTGATGACTTAGACCTTGTTGCAGAAGCATCAGACAGGTTTGTAGTTTATAACATTGGATACAATAGATCTTTGTCTGGTCCATCTATGACAGTATATTTGAGCGAGGTGTAAAATGACAAACAGTAATTCTATCTCAGCAACTCCGCTTACTCCATCAACAATTGGCTTGGCGGTATCAAGCAGCAATATTAATCCAGTATTGACTGCCCCAATAGATACAATTCTATTTAATGATGACTCTGTTCCAATAGAGATAATGTCAGACCTTATCTTTGAAAATATTGGTGGACAAGAATTAATTAATATTGCTCGTAATGATACAGTTAATGGACAAACAATTTTATATCAGCCAATTAAAAATCTAACAGCAGTTCAACAACAGTACAATCCTAATAATATAGTTAGTCTTCAAGCAACTTCAGATAAATACTTTCAAAACTTTTCTATTAAGTTTGATGAAAAAGTTCCCACAGAGGGAACTGGTCCAGATGGATCTCATGTTTATATTGATCCAGAAACTGGAGAACTGGTTGTTGAAGCCGTTAATATGGCGGAAGATGAACAAATAGAACTAGAAATTACCATCAGTGGTACAATATATGAGGCGGACATTTAAATGATAACTGACACTGGAAAATCGATAATTGGTAAGTATTTGCTTGGACAGGCTCCAGCATACGCTTCATACATTGCCGTTGGCTGTGGGGCGCAACCACTTGAAACCGCAGACCCATACGGAGATTACTCTGAAAAACAAAATCTAGACTTTGAAATGTTTCGTGTTCCCATATCATCTAGAGGATTTGTAAATGACGGTGCAACAGAAAAACTAGTCCTTACAGCAGAATTGCCAACAGAAGAAAGATATGAGATTACAGAGATTGGTCTTTACTCAGCAGGATCAAACCCATCGGCTGGTGCCTATGATAGCAAAACTGTTTTTGCATTTACACAGGGAGAAAACTGGCAATACCATACAGCAGTAGCAGCAACATCTATTCCCACAATTACAGAACCTCTTGATGACCCATTAGATGATAACGTAATTGCAACAGCAGATCCAGTATTTCAAACAAATGCAGATAACTCAATTTTTTATAAATCTCCACGTCCAGAAAGATATGAACGTGCAAGATTTTTAAATAATATTATTTTAATTCAAGGAGATGACTCAGACTTAACTATTGATGCAAGTACTGGCGCTCCTGCTGGACACTTTGTTATTGAGGCTGGATCTAATCACATACACCTAACTGGAGCAGATGTTAATTTTAGTAGAAACTCTCCGATAGATGAACTAAGGCTTGCATTTTCTATTATTAGCAAAGACGGAGATTCCGCATCAGTTCCAGATACAGTTAGAATATTAGTTGACTTTGCATCAACGGACTCAGAAACTCCAGATGAGTTTGCTAGATTTGAAATTGAACTAGATAATGGAAATGGAAGCGGGGCAACATACGATTTTGCTGCTAACAGATATTATGTAGCATCTACACAACTACAAGAGTTATACCAGACACAAGGTTTTACTTGGAATGCTGTTACTGTAGTTAAAATTTATGCTTGTGCTATCGTATCAAATGTACCTTCTGATGACTACTATATTGCACTTGATGCTCTTAGACTAGAAAATATTGCAACAACAAATCCTTTGTATGGATTAACTGGATACTCGGTTGTAAAAAATACAGATGCAGAAACAATTGTTAAATCACCAAATACAAGTAATTATATCGAATTTAGATTTTCTGTTGGGGTAACGTAATGGCTAATGAAACAATTAAAAAATTTAAGGTACCACTTACAGATATGCCACCAATTAGTAGCATAACTGAAGGATATGATTTAAGATATAGGGTTATATCATCAGATAAAAACAGAACTTCTCATTGGTCTCCAGTATATTTAATTCAGCCAGACTACACATTTACTCCTGGAGTTATTGCATTTAATAAAGCGGGAAGCATTGCTAGCCTTGTATGGGACTCAGTTAGCATTAATAAAATAGATGGAGCAAGTACTTATTTTATTAGAAAAGAATCTCAGTATGATTTTTGGGTAAGATGGGATAGAGGTGGAAGTAATGGTGATTGGTTATATAAAGAAAGATTGTCAACAACTTCTTTGTCTATTCCAGTTCCGTCTACATATACCGTAAACGGTGTAGTTCAACCAAGCCCACCAAATAGAATGAGTGTTGAAGTTTACCTTCCAGGATATCCAATTCAAAGATCAGATGGTGCTGCTGGAACACCGTTTTTAAAAGTTTACAGACTTCTCAATGAGACTGTTTAATGATATAATGGAGAGATAATGGCTAAAGTACCGCTACCAGAACGAGGACAACCTCTAGATTTAACATACATTTATCAATTAGTTGATACTGTTAATGATTTATCTACACAGGTTTCATCAGCAACCTATAACTATACAACAGTTGATACTATTTCTGCTGGAAAGCAGAGCATAAAAACATCTGAAGCAAGAGTTGTTGGTGGCTATGTAGAGGTTGCAAATAACTCTACAGTAAGTGCTGGAAATGAAAAAACATTTGCGTATGATTTTCCTTCAGATTTTAAGTATGCTCCAATTGCGTCCGCAACGGCGGTAAATATTGGAAATACTCCAGCGGGTCAAAACGTTAATGTTATTTTAAAGAGTGTAACAACTTCAAGAGTAGAAGGCATTGTAAGATTTGGTGCATCTGGAGATCTTTCTCTAGCAGTCCACCTTATTATTATTGGTATACCAAACTAAAGGGGACTGGGTAATGCATTGTGGGAAATGCAATGGCAGAATGTTTGTTGACAGACAATATTCTAGCCAAATACATATTGAAACTTATTGCATCTGTTGTGGTTCAAGAAAATTCTTTCATCCACCTTCAGATAGCAAGGAGGGTAGATGGATTTTAAACCAAGAAAACTTGAGAGCAAAGACTACAATAGTCAGCCTGTAATTTCTGGAAACAAAAATATTTGGTTCCTTAATGGCGATTTAGTTAGACTGCATCATAGTTCAAGATCAACTGGTATGGTTTCTGTTTATAACATAACAAAAGATAGACTAGAAACATGTTTTCGTGCTGACTTTAGAAAAAATAGACAAAAGGCTTACACTGTAACAGAAACTGCTAAACTTGTCAATAGGCACAGAAAATATTTTCCATTATTAATTAAACGAGGAGTCATTCCTCCACCAATGGGTTCTCAACTAAACGGGGTACGTCATTGGCAAGTAAGAGCATACTACTCTGAATCGCAACTAAAAGAGATACGTGATATACTTGCAAGTATACATATTGGAAGACCAAGAAAAGATAATTTAATAACAAACAATATGACTCCTACGAGTCAAGAGTTGACACGAAGAACTGGCGATGGTATACTGGTTTATACAAGAACTGAAGATGGAAGATTTATTCCAATTTGGAATGAGAGCATTAATTAATGGAGGCAATGGTGGAAGAAATTACAGAGAACGTTATTGAAAGACAAAACACAAAGGTATCTGCAACACTTGGATACACGCTTAATCTAGGTAACTTTCAATCACTAAGAGTTGATCTTGGTGTTGTTGATTATACTCGTGAGGGCGAGACAACAAATGAGGCCATGGATCGTATCTATGCATTTGTTGAAAACAAAGTAATCGAAAAAGTAAACGAAGCAAAAGCCGAAATCGTAGCAGAGTAGAGTGGCTGAACGCAAAGACCGAATGGCTTTGCTCAGTCGCTACAACAAACTTTACTTGCAGAGATATGAGCAAAAGTCCAACATCAACTTAAATGTTGAGCAATGGGCATCTGATGCCCTTGTTGAATCGTATGGGATTTCTGCTTGCTATGACTTATTGGACTATTACTTTGGTGTAGCGCAAGATCCTACTTGGAACTTCTTTGCCTACAATGCAGAAAAAATTCTTAATGGTAAACTTGATAAAGAGCAAGACGACACAGAACGTAAAGAGCGTAGGGTAAAAGCAAAGGAGTGGTTAAGTGAATAATACAGAGGCAAAACTAATCACTGCTGTTTTAACTGATAAACAAGTTCATGTTTTATTGCAGGCAAATGTTGATAATCTTCTTAGAACTCATAATGATGTATGGAATTTTATTAGAAATTATTCAGAAGCAAACTCAACAGTTCCTCCAGTCTCGCTAGTTGTAGAAAAGTTTAGAGACTTTGTTCCAGCAGAGGGTATAGGTGCAACAAAGCACCACCTAGATGAATTACAAGTAGAGTACCTTAACGATAGTCTAAAAGATATTATTCGTAATGCTGCTTCTGAAATACAGCAGGGCGAAGGTCCAAAAGCATTAGAACAATTGATTACAAAAACTTCAGAGTTAAAAAAGAATACATCTACTATTCGTGATATTGATGCTACAGATATAGACTCTGCTGTTGCATATTTTGAAAATGTAAAGAAGCAACAAGCACTTGGTCATATTGGAATTAAGACTGGGCTTCCAGGATTTGATAACTACCTACCGTCTGGAATTATGCCAGGCCAGTTAGGAGTGTTCCTTGCTTACCCAGGTATTGGTAAGTCTTGGCTAGCACTCTACTTTGCTGTGCAGGCTTGGAAGCAGGGCAAGACTCCATTAATTATTAGTCTTGAAATGTCAGAAACAGAAGTTAGAAATCGTGCATTTACCATTATGGGTGAGGGTCTTTGGTCACATAGAAAACTTTCTAACGGTGATGTTGAAATGGATATGCTTAAGAAATGGCATGAAAGCAAACTTCAAGGCAGGCCACATTTTCATATTATTTCAAACGATCAGGGTGGAGAAGTTACTCCTTCTGTAATTCGTGGAAAGATTGATCAGTACAAGCCAGACTTTGTTATTGTAGACTATCTACAACTTATGAGTCCAAATCAAAAGTCAGATAACGAAACGGTACGAATGAAGAACCTTTCTCGTGAACTAAAGTTAATGGCTATTAGTGAAGAAGTTCCCATTATGGCTATTTCTTCTGCAACTCCAGATGATGCAAAAGATTTAAGCAGTGTTCCTACTCTTGGTCAAACATCTTGGTCTAGACAGATTGCCTATGATGCTGACTGGGTGTTAGCACTTGGTCGTGCTACCAATAGTGATATTATTGAGTGTGCATTTAGAAAAAATCGTAATGGATTTATGGGAGACTTTTTAGTACAAGCAGACTTTGATAAAGGATATTACAGATACAAGGATTTTGAAGACAAAAATGGTTAAAGAATTATATACAACACAACAAATACACAGAGTTATAACTGGCGCAGGAATTGACATAGAGGCTGAGTATGGAACTGACTATATAATTTTTTGCCCTTATCATAATAATAATAGAACTCCAGCAGGAGAAGTTTCAAAAGAGTCTGGTTTATTCTTTTGTTTTGGATGCCAAACAACAAGAAGCCTAATTGAGTTAATTATGCACATGACTAATAGAACATATTTTGAAACTGTTAGATTTATTAAGAGCAAAGAAACAGAAACAAACATTGAAGCAGTTGTTAACAAGGCTCTGCATCAGATGCCTGACTTTGTTCAGTATGACGAACTATTAATTAAAAGATTAGGCAAGCAGGCAATTGATTCACCGAGAGCAATGACTTACTTTGAAGGACGTAGACTTACAAAAGAGTCAGTTATAAAGTTTGATCTTGGATACTCAGAAAAACAAGATTCTGTAGTTATTCCAATGCAGTCACCAGATGGTATGTCTATTGGATTTGTTGCACGAACTATTGAAGGCAAAGAGTTTAAAAATACTCCAGGTCTTCCAAAGAGTAAAATATTATTTAATCTTCACAGAGTAAAAGCATCAAAGATAGTTTATGTTGTTGAATCTTCTTTTGATGCTATCAGATTAGATCAAGTAGGTTTCCCTGCGGTTGCTACCCTAGGGGCAAATGTTTCATCAAGCCAGATTGAACTTTTGAAGCGGTACTTTACAGGTGTCGTATTAGTAGCAGACAACGATGAGGCTGGAGCAATTATGTCTGAGAGGCTTACTGAAAAGATGGGCAACTTGGTCACAGTTATTTCACCTGATAAAAAATATAAAGACATAGGCGATATGACAGATGATGAAATTAGAAAACTAGAGTTTCAGTTTGACAATGTTATAGACTCTATGCTAAAATAATAAAAACACTTATATAAGGAGAAAAAGATGACTATTGTAAAGGGATTAAAAAATATCAACGCCCTAGTCGACAAGCCAAAATACGAAGGTACTGGAACAAAAGTTCGTTGGGTTAAGTTAGCAGACGGACAAGCAGCAAAGATTAGATTCGTTAATGAATTAGATCAAGATTCAGCAAACTATAATGAAGATCGTGGATTAGCAGTAGTGTGTTCAGAACACACAAATCCAAAAGACTATAAGCGCAAGGCAGCATGTACACAGGAATCTGAAGGACGTTGCTTTGGTTGTGAAATGGCACGTAAAGAGCCTAAGTCTGGTTGGAGAGCACGTCTGCGCTTCTACACAAATGTTTTGGTAGATGATGGAACAGAGGATGCTTATGTTGCTGTTTGGTCACAAGGCATTAGCAAGCAATCCGCATTTAATACAATTCGTGAGTATGCCCTTGAAACAGGAAGCATCTCAAATCTACAATGGAAGTTAAAGCGTAATGGTCAGGGAACTGAAACCAATTACACGCTTATTCCAAATGTACCAGATTCAGAGCCATTCAAGTGGGACGGTTATGAATTTTTCAACCTAGATAAGGTTGTTCGTGAGGTTCCTTATCCAGAGCAGGAAGCATTCTACTTTGGATTCGACACTCCATCTGCTACCAGCACAAATATTGACTGGTAATAGATGAATTATGTAGGTTTGCACGTCCATACACACTACTCCTTAATGGATGGTGTTGCTACTCCAGAAGAATACGTTAACCGAGCAGTTGAACTTGGTATGCCAGCATTGGCTATCACAGATCATGGTTCTTTATCTGGGCATAGGGAACTGCACCGTATTGCAAAAGCAAAGGGCATCAAACCAATTCTTGGCGTAGAAGGCTATATGACAAGGGATATGAATGACAAGAGAGCAAAGGCAGAACGTACTGATCCTCTTGATTTGAATTATCATCATATAGTTCTTCTCGCTAAGAATCAAACAGGTCTAGAAAACTTAAACAAGATTAATGAAATTGCTTGGACAGAAGGATTTTTTAGTAAGCCAAGATTTGATTTTGATGTATTAAAAAAGTATAAAGAAGGACTTGTTGTTACATCTGGCTGCCTTAGTGGTTGGATTGCCAAGGCGGTAGAACTAGGTGAACTGGCAACTGCAAAGCGACATATGCAATGGTTTAAAGATGAGTTTGGTGATGACTATTATATTGAAGTAATGCCACACAACTCTGCTGAAATCAATAAAGGTATTATTGAACTTGCAGATGCTCTTAAGATTAAGATTGTTGTAACTCCAGACTGCCATCACTCTGATCCAAGTCAAAAAGAAATTCAAGAATTGATGCTTATTCTTAATACTCATGCTAAGTTGGAAAAAGATGCAACTTATGAGAAGTCTAAGAAAAAAGAAACATTTATGGATAGACTTGATTATTTATATGGCGCAGACCGTATGATGAGTTTTAATAAGTTTGATATACATTTGCTTTCATATGAAGAGATGAAGGCTGCCATGCTAAAGCAGGGCATTGATCGTGAAGATATGTTTACATCTACTATAGAAATTGCCAACAAGGTAGAAGACTATGACATTAAAGAAGGACTAAATCTACTACCAGTGCAATATCCAAAGCCAGGTTTAGAGTTAAAGAAACTTGCTATGGAAGGACTTAAAGAACGTGGTCTTGAGGGTAAGCAAGACTATATTGATAGACTTGATGAAGAGTTAACAATTATTAATGATAAAAACTTTGCACCTTACTTCTTAGTGGTTCGCAACATGCTTAACTGGGCAAAGAAAGAAGACATTATGGTTGGTCCAGGACGTGGATCATCTGCTGGTTCTTTGCTTTGCTACACACTTGGTATTACAGATATTGATCCACTTAAGCACGGACTTTTGTTCTTTCGATTTATTAATCCAGAACGTAATGACTTTCCTGATATTGATACAGATATTCAAGATTCAAGACGTGATGAAGTTAAAGACTATTTAGTTAGACAGTATAGACATGTTGCATCTATTGCTACCTTCTTGCAATTTAAAGATAAAGGTGTTGTGCGAGATGTTGCTCGTGCACTTAACATTCCATTGCCAGATGTTAACAAGGTTCTTAAAACCGTAGATACTTGGGATGACTACTGTGGTTCAAGAAATGCTGCTTGGTTTAGAGAAAAATATCCAGAAGTAGAACTATACGGAGACCAACTCCGTGGTCGTATTAGAGGAACTGGTATCCATGCTGCTGGTGTTGTTACTAGCAAGGATCCAATATTTAAGTATGCTCCACTAGAGACACGCTCCGTGACTGGAAGCGATACAAGAATTCCAGTTGTTGCTGTAGATATGGAAGAAGCAGAAAAGATTGGTCTAATTAAAATTGATGCACTTGGACTTAAAACTCTTAGTGTTCTCAAGGATACTTTAGACATGATCCAAGAAAGAGATAAGAAAAAGATTAATCTACTAGAGATTGACATGGATGACAAGAATGTTTATCAGATGCTTTCTGATGGATATACAAAGGGTGTCTTCCAGTGTGAAGCAGCACCTTATACAAACCTTTTAATTAAAATGGGTGTAAAGAATTTATCAGAACTTGCTGCATCAAATGCTCTAGTTCGCCCAGGTGCTATGAACACAATTGGTAAAGACTACATTGCTCGTAAACATGGTCGTCAAAACATTGACTATACTCATAGTATCTTAAAAGAATTTACGGAGGATACTTATGGCTGCATTCTTTACCAAGAACAAGTTATGCAAACATGCGTACAACTTGGCGGTATGTCCATGTCGGAAGCAGATAAAGTTAGAAAGATCATTGGAAAGAAGAAGGATGCTAAGGAATTTGACGAGTTCAAAGACAGGTTTATCAAAGGTGCTTCTGCCTATATTGCTCCCAATCAGGCTCTTGATTTATGGCATGACTTTGAAGCACATGCGGGATACTCGTTCAACAAGTCTCATGCGGTTGCTTACTCTACGCTCTCGTATTGGACGGCGTGGCTAAAGTATCACTATCCTTTAGAGTTCATGTTTGCACTACTAAAGAATGAAAAAGATAAGGACACAAGAACTGAATATCTAATTGAGGCAAAAAGAATGGGAATAACAGTTAAGTTACCTCATATTAATGACTCAGACAAAGATTTTAAAATTGAGGGTAAGGGAATTAGATTTGGCTTATCAGCCATTAAGTTTATTTCTGATACTATTGCAGATAGATACATACAGGGTAGACCATTTAAAACATTTAAAGAAGTAGAAGAATTTACTTTTACAAAAGGTCATGGTGTAAATAGCCGTGCACTAAACTCAATGAGGGCGGTAGGAGCATTAACATTTCCTGATAATCCTGCTAATCCAGATGAAGTAAAAGAAAACTTATATGAGTATCTAAATCTTCCTGAATTTAATACATCTATTCCACAACACTATTACGCATATTTAAATGATGTAGAAGAGTATGAGGAAAAAGGAGCCTTCATTTTAATGGGTATGGTAAAATCAATTAAGAGAAGCAAAGGTTGGTCAAGGGTAGAGTTGTTAGATAAAACAGGATCTGTTGGTATTTTTGATGATGAAAATACAATGATTGAGGCTGGACGTACATACATTGTATTAGTTAATGATAATAGAATTGTTTCAGCAGTTCCAGCAGATGAAGTAAAAGAATCAAAGGATGCCTTAGTTAAATTCTTAAATTATAAAATGCTTCCATTTAAAGAAGGAGAGCATTTTGTAGTTTCATTTAAGCCAAGAATTACGAAGACTGGAAAGAAGATGGCATCTCTTACACTAGCAGATTCAGGCAGAGAACTACATGCGATTACTGTATTCCCAACCTCATTTGCAAAAGCATACATGAGTATTGAAGCAGGAAATGTTTATAACTTTAAATTTGGTAAAACAAAAGATGGAACAGTGATTATGGAGGATGTATCAAATGTTTGATCAGTTAGCAGATGAATTACACAAAGACGCAATTAATAAAGGCTTTTGGCCACCAGAAGAAGAAGTTGATGATATCTTTATTGCTAAGCAGTGCATGATGATTGTTTCAGAAGTAACTGAGGTTATGGAAGCAATTCGTAAAGATAAAGGTGAGGAAGAAATCACAAAAGAGTTTGCAGATATTCTTATTCGCACACTAGATCTTTATGCTGGAGTAGTAAATGCAGGGTACACAAAACTTTCACTAGATCATGCCCTTATAGAAAAGGTAGAGTTTAATAGAACTCGTCCAGAAAAGCATGGGGTAAGATTCTAATGGTAGTAACAATAGAAGATGTGCTAGCACAATTAAATCCAAAATTACGAAAGACAGTAATGGCTGGAGACACAATTCCAGCAACGCAATATGCAGCAACACCTAGTTTTGGTTTAAACAAGGCTTTAAACGGAGGCCTACCATATGGCCGACAAGTGCTTATATGGGGCTCTAAGTCCTCTGCAAAGTCTTCTCTATGCCTTCAGATGATTGGCTTGGCACAAAAAGAAGGAAAGATTTGTGCTTGGATTGATGCTGAAATGTCATATGATAAAAAGTGGGCAGAAGGTCTTGGGGTAGATACATCAAAACTTATTGTTTCACAATGTAGAACAATTAATGAAATGGTAGACATTGGTACTAGTCTAATGAACGCTGGTGTAGATATGGTAGTTGTTGATAGTATTACATCACTATTGCCAGCAATTTACTTTGAAAAGGATTCTGATGAACTTAAGCAACTTGAAAATACAAAACAAATTGGTGCCGAGTCTCGTGATTTTAGCAACGCATGGAAGATGATTAACTATGCTAATAATAAAGTTAAGCCAACTCTTTTTGTACTTATTAGTCAAAGCCGTAATAATATTAGCGCTATGTATACTAGCCAGCAGCCTACTGGTGGTCAGGCTACTAAGTTCTATTCTTCTACGGTTATTAAATTGTTTTCTTCAGAATCAGACAATCAAGCAATTAAGGGGAAGATTAATGTTGGTGACAAACTTATTGAAGAAAAGATTGGTCGCAAAGTTCGCTGGGAGTTACAGTTCTCTAAAACATCTCCTGGTTTTCAAAATGGCGAGTATGACTTTTATTTTAGAGGCGATAACATTGGCATTGATGCTATTGGTGATCTTGTTGATACAGCAGAACTAGCAGGTCTTGTAACAAGAACAGGCGCTTGGTATCAACTTGAAGATGGAACAAAAGTACAAGGCAGAGAAGGCTTTATTAATAGAGTAAGAGAAGACCTTGACTTGCAAAAGTCATTAAAGGATAAACTATTAAATGGCTGAAGAAAAGTTCTTTCACGTTCCAGGACAATTTATTTGTCAAAAGTGTAAAGAAAATGTTACAGCAGCAAGATTTTGGTATGAGACTGGCGATGTTACATGGATGTGTGTAACTAAACACATATCAAGAGTAGAACTTGTTGCTAAGAAAAAGAAGAAGAAAGATTTTGGAGATGAGTGAAAGAGGAGAAAGCAAAAGACTTGGCGCTAAACAGCACAAGAATTCTGGCAGAAACACTCATAAAGGTGATGCTACTTGGAGAAACTTTACAGTTGACTTTAAGGAATATCCAAAAGGAATTACAGTAAACAAAGATATTTGGGCTAAAGCAGTTACAGATGCTATTAGAAATGGCAACGATCCAGCAATATTCATTGTTCTTGGCGAGGGCAATTCTAAGGTAAGGCTGGCAGTAATTGAGGTAGAGATGCTAGAGCAATTAACAGAAGGGTATGAAGATGACACAGCAAAATGAATCAGGACAAACAACCATTGATATGGTTAATGGGTTGGCAGAAATTGCAGATTATATGCAAGATGAAGAGTTGACCGTTGCGCTAACAATGATTGCCAAACTCATCATTAAGCCAGACATCCCGCCACATGTGGCAAGTTTAGAAATAGTAAGACTGCAGGCAATTGCAGCAAAAATGTCATTCAAGGCCACTTGGTTAACGAATGTAGACAAAAGTGATAGAGCAAAGAAGAATATTTACTATACTGCAGCAGAAGCAATTAACGATTTGGTCTCAGCGCTTAAGTACATAATGCGTTAACTGATATAATAGATGAAACAAGGGAAAATACTAATGACGAAGAACTTACTAAAAGAGATTATGCTTAAGCCTACCGAAGAGAATGATTCATTTGAGACAGAGAAATTTGTTGAGACTATTCAAAATGGGTACCTTGCAGATCGTGGTACAAAGTTTCAAACAAAGAAAACATTTGGTCCATCTACCATTGCATATGGTCATGGAGAATGTCCTAGATATTGGTACCTAGCATTTTCTGGTGCCAACTTTGAAGACAATAATACTCCATATGATGTAGCAAATATGACTAATGGAATTATTTCACATGAGCGCATTCTTGGCAAAGCATTTGCTGGCTCTGGAATTCTTATTGACACAGAGTTTGA